AAAAACTGGCCCGGCTGAAGTAGCTGGGCCGCGAGCTACAAGGCAATCGAGGCATGGGAGGCTGAGGCAAGATACCCAAGCCGCCCAATGAGAGCAAAAATTGAAGCAGCCCGCGAAGACGGGCAAGGAGATATAGATGAAGATTAATATGATGCCCGCCGCCCCCGTGTGCGTAAACACGGAAAACCCCGCCGCCATCGAGCGGTGGGTACCGTCGACCAGCCGGCGCCCGGGAGGCTGGGAGACAATCGCTGTACCAGAGCGAGTAGGAGCGCTCTGGATCGCCAAGGCCTTGCGCCTGTGCGCGCAAGGCTGGGAAAGGAACGCCCAAAAATGAAGCCCGCTAAATGCGGGCTTTTTGCTTTTTAGCCCACAAAAGAAAAGGAGCCTTGCGACTCCTTCATACATTGCTATGTCAAGCCTGAAAACTTTGAATGGTTTGGAAACCTCATTTCTAGCTTATACTACAGGACCTGGTGCTGGCGCAAGCATGCTTCAATATCCAAACTGAAAAGACCCGCAATTAGGGCAAAGAACGCCCTCTGGAACAATTAAGAAAAGCTCGTTGCCACATCCACAATTCCAAACATGGCCAGGCCGATCACACGGAAACTTCATCCGGCCCCGAACCAGCGAGCACTTGGGACACTCCAGCCAAGTAGCGCCTGACGGAGCTACTGCTGCCCATTCATGCTTGCAATCAAGGCAGAATGCAGCACCAGATACATGCGGCGATCTGGCCAGCTTGAACTCTTCTAGAGACACAACTTTTATGGGCATCCTGCAAGCGCCCCCCGCTCAAGCGTCTGCCAGCTTTTTAAAGCAGCCGAGCCGCCATTGAGCTGTAGGAGCCAAGGACTCCGAGCCCATCCGATACCTCTTGGCTCTGGCAAGGCAAAAAAGACCTCCCCAAAGCCGACGCGAGGCGCCCCTTTTTTGAGCAGATAGCTTTGCCCACCGCTCTCTACCGATACTCCCCACGGCCCCCAAGAGACGGCCACATCAAAGAGCCTTGATGGTATGGGCAAGCGCCTGCTGTAATTTACACCCTCGCCACAGTGCAGATGCTCGTCGGGCTGCTTACCGTCGGCTTTTATATCGCCACTAAATCGGGCCACGATCCCCAATTTATCCACGCATGGTTTAGCGCTGCACAGTTCGTTTTTCGTGCCTCTCACGGATAGCTCAAGAGCCGGTGTAGTCTTATCGTCCTTATCCCACATAAGCGTTGCAAAGGCGAAATAGTCAAGCTGTCCTGTTGCTCCTGGGGCTGGAAGCGTTAAGCTAGTTATGTCAACGGTGAATACTGCCTTACCTTCTGTGGCTTGTGTCACCTCTACAGGAGGCGGTATAGGCGTGGGAATGCCATGCGTTGGTATCACAGTTGGTGTAGTTCTCGGCGGCAGTGTTGGCCGTGGTGTTGGATACGGAAGCGGCTTGCAAGGCGTGCCAACTGTTGCAGCAAATAGCAGCGCGGTTGCGGTGGCAAGTAGTTTCATGGTGTTTTCTCCTTCAAGTTTTCAAGATATTCTTTGTATGCCTTCTTCGTGTGTGTCTCGTTCAGTTCCATATCCTTGCACACGGCTTCAATGCTTTCTCCTGCCTTCACGCGCCCGTGAATCGCCTCAAGAGCCACTCTCGACCCTCGCACCATCGGCGCTCCGCCGTGGATTTGTGGGTGTGACCATAGATAGGAGATTGTGAAAGTCATTTTGTCAGCCCCACTGATCGGCCATCGCACTAGCTATGCCTTGAAAGGTTTTGCTTCTGGCTTTTTGGCGCTCGTAATGTGGAAGGTCCAGTGTTTGTCTGTGCCACATTGGGCTTGTTCCTTTCCCGTTTTTGTGGCGGTATATCTCTGGTTCTACAGTTTTTGTTGGCTGTAGCTTTGGAAGCCCCTTGAGCCATAAACAGGTAGGCTTTATCTCGGCGTGCCCAAACTGATACGGTTGAATGATTTGGTCTGGTTTCCTCCACATTGAACTCAGAACGCCAATCGGGTTCTCTATGGCTATTCGTGGGCAATCAGCGCTCGCAATATCTTTGACGAATTGAATAGCAAATTCACGCTGCTGCTGTCGATATGGAAACCTGTCACTAAATTCAGGCTTCATCCATTTGTTGCCTGCACAGGTTAAATATGTGCATGGAGGAAAGGCTATAATCATATCCCATTGCATATCCAGCAATGCACGCAAATCTATTGTGATGTGCCAAGCCTTGCGCTTTCCTGATGTTTGGAGCAAATCGCAAGAATAGGCTTCGTGACCCTTTTTTCGAAACGCCGCCGTAACAACTTGGCTTTCTTCGCAACCAACCAGAATGCGCATCACAAAAACCTCTCTAGCTTGGCCCATGTCGAGGCGTCGCATTCGCCGGTTCTTGGCAAGCCTTCGCGGATCTGAAAGCCCCAGACGGCGGATCTAATATAATTCGAGAAGCATCTGTATCTAGTGTCTCGAAGCTGCTTATATCCGCTCCAATAGCCAGGTCGAGCCTTCTCGAAACAGTAAGCCATACTCGACCGCCTGAGCGCCCGTATCAAGTGCTTCACGGCCTTGTGTGTATCACCAAGTTTGAGGTGAGGGTTTTTCATACATTCCACCGCTTTCTTTGCGCCTTGCAGGCCCACACTGGCGGGGTCCACCACTTAGCGACACTTCGGTATTTAGTTGGGAATTTATCACCACGTCGCCGTTTAAAAGAAAGAAGCCTGCTTCCGAAACCATCGGACCACATCGTGTGAACGCCGAAGAAATCTTTATAAAAGCCTTTTTTCATCACAACCTCAAAAGTAGGGCCTTGATGCTATCCCAGCCCGTGCCGTACGACCGAAGGCATACGGGGAATACTGCACGGGCCGGAATCGAACCAGCAACCCACGGCTTAACAGGCCGGCGCTCTACCGAACTTGAGCTACCGTGCAAAAAAGGAGAGGGCGGACCCAGCAATGGGGTCAGCGGTTTTCAAGACCGCCGCCTTAAGCCACTCGGCCACCTCTCCGCAAACATAGGGAAGGAGGGATTTGAACCCCCACGCCATTGAAGGCACTTGTTTCTAAGACAAGCGTGTCTTCCGTTTCACCACATCCCCAAACAACAGGCGGAACAGGATTTGAACCTGTAACTTTCGGCTAGCCTCACCGAACGCTTTATTTAAGCTACCCAACCACCTTTATATACTAAGGCGGTTTTGAGACAGTTTCAAGAGCCTGGCCTAAAATATTTCCTGTGACGTATGCAAGCAATAGCTGTGCAGCTGTCAAGACGCCACTTTCCACGTAAGGCCATACGACAGGCTCTATGGTATCCCACATGGCCTGAAGCCGTCTCTTCTTGGCTATCTCGTCCTCAAGCCCAGGCTCTGCGCCAACAAGCGTGTAGTAGGCTTTATCGCACAGGTCTTGCTGCAAGAGAGTGTATGGCTCGCAATCGGATTCTGAGTTATTAAGCAATTCTTTACAACTGGCATCCACGTGCTTCTCTTCGCAGCCGCTCCAGTGGAGCTGTCTTGCAACGTCGAGCACATCAGCAGCCTGGTCCTTGAACTGCCTTGAAGGGCCGCACGCCACCAAGCACCATGCAAGCGCCACGACCATAAACAAGCCACCACCACAACCGCGCCGTTCTTCTTTTGGGCGGTTATACGTGGCTGGATTCACGGCGTTCCGGTGTTTCTTCTGTTCGTCCCTGATGCGCTGTAATTGGGCCTTCAGAAACAATGGATCAACATCGTCCTCAAATTTGTTCATTAAGCTTTACCCCCTTCAAAACCTTCGTCGCTCTCCTGTTTACGGTGGTTGCTGTAGGTTGTCCTGGACACTCTTCAAGCATCTCTTTTTGGCAGATTTGGCACGGTATCAGATTGCCGTTTTCATCCTCTGTAAATTGACCATGTTCACAGTTTTCAATCGGATCATCACGGCCACAGGTGATGCAGAAGTTACCAGGGAAGCTCAAATACCATTCATGGCCGCTCATGGCCTTGGCTCCCGCTGTTCACCGGCCTCTAAGAGTTGCGCAGCCACCCTAAAACCGATAGCAAGCAGATCGTCAAGGCCCGTCTTATTGGCATCCACAGCACCGAGCTTATCAGCTAGCGCGTGTAGCTGTTCGCTCTTCGTATCGCCAATCTTATCAAGCTCTTCGTCAACGGCCTGGGTGATGCCTGTAATAGCGCCTTTGGCCGCCGCTCGCATGAATTTTATTGCCAGTTCTTTTGGCGTCATGGTTCTTGCTCCGTTCGTTGAAAGCCAGGCTTTTATGGCCTGGCTATCTTGCTAAGATGCTGTTGTGGAGTTGGTTATCAGACCCAGGTTTGCAAGCTTTGTTAGTAGGTCAGCAAGCGCCGCTTCAGGGTTGTTTCGCGCACCCGATACAGTGGGCTTGGCAACAGCGGTAGCGCCAAAGAAACCAAGCAACGCGCCTGATTTGGCGATGTTTACGGCCCTTCCTTTAGATGAGCCGATAGATATGCTACCATCATCAGCCGCCGAACCGGATGATTTCGCGCCCGCGTCAATATTAACATTGCCGCCGTTTGCCGGAGTTGCACCAGAAGCAGCGCTGCCCGCGTTTCCGGCTGTGATATTGACGTTGCCGCCCGCTCCAGCCTCAGCCCCAGCCCCAGATGCAGAGCCGCCGGTTGCCCCGAACACTCCGCCGTGGCCTCCGTTGCCTGCTGTGAATGCTCCGGTTACGCTGCCTCCGTTTCCTGCCTGCACAGTCGCATCGCCACCATTGCCTCCACCGGTAGTGGTGGACGTCCCACCCGTGCCGCCCTGGATAGAGACAACTGACCCATAAGCATATCCGCCGCTGCCATTCGCAAGGCCTGCGCCGCCCTCAATTCTGAACGAACCAGCATAAGCTGAACCCGTAGCTGGAGCGGCCTTGAGTGTCACCTGAACGCCTGGTAATGGGCTGGTCCAATACCCGTATTCATCGACTACTAGCAGATCCCCCGATAGCGTTGAATTGGCCAGCTTCGACCAGTCGGAAGGCGAGCCCGTCGGCTCTTGCGTGGTCGATGCAGCAGTGCAGACCCACAGAAACCCGTCGTTGGTTACCGTCTCGCCTATCGTGTAGGCTCCGGCACTCCAAGCGCCTTGAAAGCTGGTGTCGAATGTGCCGTTTGCTCCGGCTGCGCCTGCCGGTCCTTGTGGGCCTGTTGCTCCCGTAGCACCTGTTGCGCCTGCCGGTCCTTGCGGCCCTGTTGCGCCTGTTGCTCCCGTTGCTCCTGCCGGGCCTGGTTGTGTAAACCCCATATCAAGCGCCCCCTGTAAACAGATTGACGTTTAGCCCCGTTCCCGGTGCTGTATTGCCGGTCAGTGCTGTGGTTGCAGCAATGCTCAGGGCTGTAGAAAACCTGCAACCGTTACCAATGCCTGGAATGGTGTCACATCCGCCCGGAGCTGTTGCAGAACCGCCAGGAATCATGAGCGACAGAGTTGGCGTTGTGGTTCCAACTGTGACATTGCTGTGAATGTCGTTATAAAAATGTAAATACATAACATTTGCATTCACGTTGCTAACATGCAGACCTGTCAACCTGCACGGACCAGCCGAAACAGCAACCGGAGTTGCTAGGATATTGGTGTTGCGAAATGGCGAACTTGCGAATACTGGCATTTAGGTTTGCTCCTGTGGATGTTGTTCACTAGCGTGTTTGTGAGGCTCAAAAACGAGCTTGAAGAATGCGCTGGAAGTGGCTCCAAACACGGCCTTTAGCTCGTTTGCCGATTGCTTGAAATCATTGCATGTTTGGTGATAATTTTTCATATCTCTCCGCTCGGTTAATGGGCTCATGATGTTTTGTTCCCTACGTTTTGCGGCATTCGATTTTTTATCTCATCCAGCAACCATCGTGTTTCTTTGACTACATCAGACCCGTCTTTTAGCAATTCTTCAACTTTTTTAGAGTGCTCTTTTTCGCCTTGGACTAGCGCGTCTTTGGCAGCAAGCAAGGCCTTGCCAAGCAGACCGCAGAGGCCAATCATACCTACAATAATCACAGCTAGAACTTTGGCTGTATCACCCGCGCTGGCTGCGCTCAATAGGGCTTCGGCTGCTTTTGCTGGATCTAGTTGGGCCATTATGTTTTGCATATGTTTTCACGCCTCCCCCTGCGGTCTTGCAATCTTTTCAAGGTCATTTTTTACATCCTCCCCCAGCGCCAAAAGCACCGCCTGGGCGAGCCTGGCCTGGTCTAAAATTTCTTTTCCATCAACAATATTTTGCAGGTGTTTCACAAGCTCTTTTCGGTGCGTCTCCTTGGTGTCCTTTGCCGCCTTCTCTTGGGCTATGCGAGCATCCGATTCTTCTTTGGTGATGCAGTTGGGATCATCGTATTCCTCGATGCCGCGCCCGATCACGAACCTTTTTACCTTCATGTTTCCTAGCTCCCTGCGATTTTATAAAGCTTGAAGATTGAGCCAATCCCGATGGCGCTGGCCACGCTCGATACAATCTCGATACTCGTGGGTGGCGTGGCTGTATTCCAGATATGAGCGAACGCTTTCCATACGATAGCCGCCGCGCTGTCTCGGTTTTCTGTGATTAGCGCCCTGGGCTTATTGTCCACGCCGAGTCTGATCTCTGCGCTCACGATGCTGTAGGCGGCTGTCACCAAATCTGCGCCCCTCGCGTTGTTGTTGCGCGCTCCTGCCACCGACGTGCTCGACGCAGACAGCGTTTGCGCATAGTAGTTTGTCAGTATCGTGTCTGCGTTGTACTCGAGATAATAGGTGCTAGTTGATCCGGTTGGGTTGTAGATGGCAGCCTTCAAAAGCCAGGTTTCGCCCTGTGCTAGAGCTGTCAAGCCAGCAAACTGCACGCTGGATACAGCGGAACCTGTGACGGTGGTGCCTGCCACAAAACTGAGTGTGCCTGGAACTGAAAAAGAGATGTCATCCAGAGAAATCGCTCTGAACGTTGGCAAGCCTGCTGACCCGTTGGGGCTGGCCAGGAACCTGTTGGCAGATTGCGAGGCTAGTGTGAATCCGAGCGTGCCAGAGCTTGTGATAGGGCTGCCAAAGATCGAGAAGATGGACGGAACCGACAGGCCTACACTCGTGACAGTTCCCGCGCCGCCTGCATTCGCCTCTTCGTCCTCGAACCGTCCGTTTTGCTTGTTGTAAATTGATTTTGTCATGGACCTAACCAGATTGCGGACAGGATAGTCCGGCAAAAGTTTTCTGAATCCGTCGCGCTAGCGAGGGCTAGAGTTGTTTTGATGGTTTCGGCTCCAGCCGCCGTGTATACTCCGCAAATCTGGAACGTCTTGATTTCGCTTGAATATCCATTGGTTCGAGTCGGGCTTTCTTCCGTGGTTACTTCGACGGTTGCGCCTATCTGGGTGCCGCCAGCGTTTTTTATCTTCGCGCTAAACACCCTTCCAACGTCTGCATCTCCAGCGTTCGAAATCTCACCCGTTGCGATGACAAGCCATTTCCCGGCCTTATCAATATACAGCTCTGAGGAGTCTGTATCCGATGTGCCAACATTCTGGACAGAGCCTTCTTTGCTATACCGATTCTTGAGTGTGGATGCGCCATCATGCCACCTGTGGCCGGCCAATAGCCCCGCGCTAACATGAGTTGCTTCATCAGTAGACGCAACCACAAAAGGCGCGGTTCCGTCTGCGATCGTCGTGCGAAACGAGCCTTCAACCCTGGCGTCACCTGTTCGGCTCACGTTGTCAGGTGCGCCAGGAGTCAGCACCCAATCCGTGAGCGCCACGCCGTTGAGGTAGTAATCACCTGAGATGTCAAGCCGCCCCGCTCCGATGTCTACGGCGTATTCTGGAGCTTCAAAATCTATGCCTACAAGCCCGTCTTTGGTAACAGTCAGCACCTCGCCGGATTGGTCGAAACCGTTGGCCGTGTAGCGTGTATGTATGTTGAGTTTGCCGCTTGATTCGCCATCCCTGACAAAAGCGAGTCTTGCAAACTCTTCTTCAGAACCGCCTGTAACGCCTAAGATTCCAGACAGGTTGACAGTCATGCCATCGGCTAAAGTTCCTGCTGTATCGGGCTCGGAGACGAACCGGACTTCAGCCGTGTTGATAGCCGTTTCCCACTCGCTTTTGAGCCCGAAATACGTTGCGTTCGTGCTGACTAAATAGTCCGTAAAAAGCACTGGCGCCAGCGTGTCAATCTCGGTCTGGCCTGAATCCAAGCCCCTCAAATACATGAGGTTGACAATTAGCTTTTGCAGCTTGGCCGCCGTCGCCGTATCGCCGGGCCTGGCTCTGTATGCGTTATCCCATGCCATCAGGCCACCTTGAATATTTTGTTTGCGCCTGGGTTCCAGGTGATGGTTACGGTGTTATTGGCTAGCGGGCCTGTAGGCAATCCGGCCAAATCAGTATCAATATAAGCAATCAGCGGACTTGTTGATTCCGTTCCGGTGTCTTTCCAGATGATTGCGGCGTCCACCTCATCGGCATTAATCCCAGAGATCACGGTATCCGCTGCATCAAAAGCGCCCCCGCTAACCGTCTTGCTTGCAAGTGTTCCAGTGGCCTTTCTTGCGGATGTTGGCACATCATCAATAAAATCGTGTGAAGCCAAGTTTACAGTGTAGTTAGCCGTGTTAATCAGCGTGACTTTGATGGTGTTTGTTAGCAGCATAATAGAGCCGTCCATAATGCCGTTGATGCCCGCTGTATACATTCCGTTTGCCATGATTTCCGCCCTTTATGTGACTCCAAATGATGGTTCTTCGACTGTTGCCGTAAGTGCGATGGATTCTGGTGCTATCTGCATTCCAGGCGACAACCACAGCGCCACAAGATTTGCTGTAACATCAGCAGTTCCTTGCCCATTCAGCACAGCAAAAGCGTTGATTTCATCGCCTTCCGTGTAGAATTTCATCCAATGGTTGTGGACGTTGAGAGTTCCGCTTGTTCGGGTCCTAGAACCTTTGGTGTAGTAGATTCCGTTCCCGATGCGATAGCCGCAAAGCACGAGGGTTACTTTCTCTCCAGTCACTTGAGCATCAAAGTTGGCGCTTGCAATGGCCAAATACCAGCCAGTTCGCGGTGCTGTCAGTGTTGCCACGGTGGTGATTTCAGGGCTATCACCATCCGAAAATCCACCTATTACGATGGTCGTTTCTGTGGTGGATAGAGCATCAGGCCTTGCATAGCCTCGCAATTTCGGGACATTCAGGTTTGTCACCAGCGTTTGGCTGTCGGTGATAAATGGGCTCTTGCTGGTAGTTTTAGCGTAAAACTGGCCCGTTACCTCGGCTTCTGCGTCAACCGTCATGTTGCCACCGTCAAGCGTCCACTGTCCGATGGCCGCGCCGCTTACGAGGTATTCAAGCGCCCTGATAGAGCCCTCGACATCCAAAGCATACGAGCCGGTAGATTTGCCGAAAACAACGCCCACGCCTGGCACAATTTTGAAGGCTGGCAGGAAATTGAAGTCTCCATCATTGTATGGAAAATACGCCAGTGTGCCCGTGCCTGATGCTGTGCGCTCTGCCTCGAAGAATCCGAGCGGTTCGCGGTCGCCACCAGGCCCATCACCGAGCATGATCTTGAGCCTTACCTTCTGCCCGTTCGCAATGGCCGTGGCCCCGTCCGTTTTCTCACCCATGATCCGATAAATCACAGGCGATGCGCTGTAGGTGCGCTTGATAGGGAACGAGCTTTGAGTCATGCGCAGCCCGGACGTTGCAAGAAGCAAACTGCGTTCCGTCTCGGTTTCGCCAATGCCTCGCAAATAGCGAAAGTTATCCCGAAAATAAGCGTTGAAATTGGTTTGGCCGTAGACGGTGCCGTCAATGTATGTAAAATCGCCTTCCCAAGCCATTTTAAGCCGGTCCTATTCTGTAGCCAACAAGCGAGCCAGCCGCCGCGCTTGTGCCTGTTCCAGAGTCTTTGGAGCAAATCAAGGTGATGGTTTCCGCATTGCTGGCCTCATAAAAGCCACACGAAGCAAGCGCGATTTGTTCGGTCACTACACGGCCCGAACAGCTATCGGGTGCAGGTGCGCCAGGCGCTTCGAGTGAAAACACAGCCCCGTCATCGTTGGTGTCCACGGTCACGGTGCATTCGCCCACCAAAAAATACAGGCCAGCAGCTCCGGCGGTGAATGATGCCACGGTGTAATCGGTGGCGGCTGTGTCGATGGTGTCGCTGCCAGTTCCGCTATACGTCGCTGATGGCCAGCCCTCGCCTTGCAAAAATTCAGCATTCAGGTTTTCACAGGTGGGTGAATTCTCTTCTGCCTTGAGCGGTGCGCCAGACACCGCCGTGCTGATGTATTGCTCGGTGATGATTGCATCGCCGTTGTGATAGGCATCGCCGCCTTCCTCGCTCCAGATTTGCAGATTTTCATAGCCGGTTGCGTTCACATCGCCCGTGACCTCGATAACCTCAACGGGCGATGAACCCGAATTGATCGAGATCCGGCTCTGTGGGTGCAAGCGCATTTGCGGTGTGCCAAACGCGCCACCAGAAGCAGCGATGAAATCAATCCCGCCACGTCCTGAAATCGAAGCGGATTTGCGGAAACGGATCACGGCCAAATCTTCGATAGTTCCGCCTGGCTCACGAAGCGAGAACCGCAAATCCACGGCATCGCCTGAGGTCAATGCCGAGGCGTGATACCCAGCAAAAGAGAATGTGCTCGATAGCAAGAACTGGCGCGCCCGAAGCTCTAGAAACTCGTTTTCAGCCCTTGAGGTTACATCGCCGGCCAAAGACAAGGCGGCCTCAAGTTCAACCTCTTCCTGGGCCGTCTGTGCGCCTTTGAGATAGTCCAAATCATCAACCCAATCGTTATGGTATTGGGCGGCCATGACCTCGCCATCTACGAATGTTTTTGGAACAATCCAGCTCACGGCAAGACCTCGAGATTTTGGCTCATGATTTTTGCAACATCATCAGCGCCAAACAAGCCTTGCCATCGGCTATTGAGTGTTGCTTTTGCCTTGTCGATTTTGTCCATGGTGATGCCATGCGTTGCATTTTCGGCTATCAAATCCTTCAAGGTTTCGGTGGGCAACCAGTTTCGGTTTTCAGCTTTTGGCCTGAGCAGTAGCAGCGCCTCAATCCACATGATAACTTGAGCCGGTGGCAGCTTCACGGCGATTGCAGCGCCATCAGCCCCGGATATCCCGCCAGTTTGGCATCTGTCATGCGAGCACGAGAAGCGCGGATCTTTGATGGAGATTGGCATTGCGTTAGGGCAATACGGACAACGAGCAATCCATTCGGACCAATGCACCTCAGCAAGTGCAACCGCGCAATCGTTCAAGCCTTCTGGAATACGCTGGCCACGCATACCCCACCAAAGATCCATCATCGGGATATTTGGGTCAAGCATCTTGATTTTGGTGGACCTTGCCGCCGCTTTCAGGATTGTTGTGTCAATGCTTTCAATCATGCCTTAAAAGCCCCAAATGGTTGTTGTGCCTAGCACGCCATACGTTGCATCGTTAAGCAGCCAATAACGCCTGGAATCGGCGTCTGATAGCTGAAAATTACTGAGCCACGTTCCGGCCTGATAATCTACTTCGTGACTAATCTGCTCAATCTGCGCTTGCTTGATAACCGTGTATCCAAGCTTCTTGTGTGTGCGATGGATTGATGCTCTGTAGCCTAAATCCAATCCGAGGATATTCGTTAGAATTTCATCTGAGGTATGCGCCTTGCAGGATAGCTGCCGAAATCGTGTGATTGGCTCTTTGTGCCTATCAAGCAAGTAATAGGTTAACGATTCAAGCTCTGTGTCAGAGGTTGATAACATCTCACCTCTATCCAGAACAGAACCGCCGTAATCGTCCTTGTAATCGGTGTCTTCGGCCATCTGTTCATCGCCGTTTACGCGGCTAGCTCGCACCTCGTTATACAGCAACTCCTCGCCATATTCTGGAACTATGTCTGTGAATGGTATGCCACCAAAACCGCCAAACTGGATTTGCGATTCGATGTATAGTGGGTCTGTAAGCAGCGTATGGCGTTGAAGCCAGATCGCCTTACCATCGCCTGAGATGTAAAATCGCCCCATCTCGGTCTGCTCGATGTGTAAGATGTGCTCCAATGCCGGTCTTGCGTTCAGGCCCATTGATGCAACCTGTGAATTTCCAACATCTATAACGCGGTGTGAATCTGGCCCATAACTACTTCCAGGAAAGCCTATAGCATCGAGCACTACAGCAATTCGAGCGCCTGAATCCTGGGCTATGAAGTCATCGCCTTCATCCGTAGTAATCTTGTGCTTACTGAGACGGTGGAACGCATCGACTAAAACAAGCTCCACCTCATCGCTAGCAAAGCCCCTGCACGATTGGGGTAAGCTCTTCAGAAACCCTGTAAATATCGTGTATGTTGCGCCCTCATGGAAGACTCTAAGCCGGGCTTTTCTGCCTACCTTGATACGCCCATACAGTGGCCCGCTGGTGTAATCAGGGTCTAGCGCCCCATCGTTGTTCAGGAGTCGGATTGAGCACGTTCCAGCCGAGGACCTGTCAAGCCGGAAAGTGCGCCCACGCGTGACGTTGAAAGACAGGATACCGTTGAACACAGTTTCCCACGTGGGCGAACTGGCAAACGGCAAGCTATCCCATGCAACGTCTAGCTGGATTCTGGGCAATCGTGCCATTAGTTAAACCCTGTTCCTACGTTGGAAGCGCCATAAGACCCCGCCCTGTCTTGCATGATATTGAAGAGCTTTTGACCATCCACATAAACGCTAATCGGAGCCTGGCCGCCGTCTCTGGGCCTGCTAGCATCGTAGTTCTTGAATGGGTCCAGAAACGCATCGCCACTTGGCAACGTGCCTGAATTGGTTGCTGCAAACGGATTCAATGCCGCCTGAATAACTCCAGATGTGTAGTCAACTTGCTTGGCAACCGCATCCATCGCCATGATTGCGTTTTTCTGGATGATATCGCCCGCTAGTTGGGTCTTCTGGACATACCCCACAACACTGTCATTCATGCTTGATAACATGCCCTGGAATCCGATGTTGACGGACTCGCCAGACTCATGAATCCGTGAACGAGTGCTTTCAAAGCTTTCGGCTAGCTGCATGTTGGTTGCCATCTGCCTTATTGCGCTATCTGCAATACCCATCGTTGCTGATTTTCTGGCCTCTGACTCGCCTTGGATTGCATACATGGATTCCAGCATTGCATGGCGGTTGGCTGCCAGCTCTTCAACCCTAATGGATGCCTCTGCTTCGCGCTGTGCTCGCTTGTTCTGGGCGTCAAGGTTGCGTAACAGAGATTCCTGTTGCGCCTTCACAGCACCCATATCCAAGGCCACAGATGCGCCGTTCCATAGTTTCCAAATGGATTTGTTGGCTACGTCATACTGCTTCTGAGCATCCTGCAAATATGGGAATAGCGCGGATATATTGGCTGTGAACGAGCCAGAAATCTTCTTGACAGCATCGTTGAAATCGGTGTAAAGTTGTTCGTTTTTGAAGGTGGTGTTTTGGATTGGATCTGATGCGTTTTCCATGAATCGTTTCATGGTTTCGGTCATGCCTGAGGTGCTGGTTGAAAAGTCTTGCTGGGCGATGGCTGCGTAATTGGCCATCTTGCCAAGACCTTCAATCTTGGTTGCAGTCTCTTCGACCTCATAGGCGAATGCTACAAGGTCATCTTCGTTCAATGTTGCTGCATCTGTTCCGGCCAACTTTGCCATTGCTTCAGCAGCCGAATTCACACGATTTTCCAGGTCAATCTTCATTTGTTCGCCAGCCATTGCCCACTGGTCGAAAACCTTGAATTGGGCGTTTGTTGCTTGCTCTTCAAGCTCTACAGCCGCCATCATGCTAGCTAACACATCAGAATCAAGATTTAACACGATTGAGTTCACATCAACAAGCCCGTCTGCTCCAGTTGTCGCGACGCTTCCACCGCTTGCATATCCCACCAAGCCGCCCGCTGCAAACTTCTTTGCGTTAATCGCCTCCAACAATGGCATAAATCGCTTGGTAGACGCTGCATTGATAACGAACTCACCATTGGAAAGCATGGCTGGAATGCTGTCAGATGTGCCTGAGCCTGGGCCTGAGATGAAACCGCCTCTTGCGTTTGGCGACCAATAATCTGAAGCAGAATCAAGCATGTCTTGAGCTGAAGTGTTAGCGCCAACAGGCCCAACAGAATCGGGCAACAGTAGCTTATCCCAGTCTACAACCATGCCCCTGGCTTTCCCGAATGCGGCGATTGCTTTAAGCGCAAGGTTTACTGCTGTTAAAAAAGGCATTAGCACGCCAGTTGCTTCATGAACGCTCTTTACGAACCCTGCAAACAGTCCGTCGCCTAACTCAACTATCTTGACAGCGCCGTCTACGATTCCAGATATTTGCGTCAGCATTGTATTCATGTCTTTTGTAACTTCTTTCAATGCTTCAGTCATTGGCGAACCTATGGCAATTTTTATTCCCTCAAATAGACTTTCTGTTTGCGTTAATTGTCCATTTAAGCTGTCAAGTGTGTCGGCAGCCATCTTGTTAGCAACATCGTCAGCTTTGATGAGCGCATCTTTATAGCCAATCAGCCCCTCTTGACCTTTGGCAAACACTGCAATAGCCCCGGACAGAGCTTCACGGCCAAAGATAGTCGATAGCGCCTGGTTTCTTTGCGTTTCAGTGAGGTTTTGCAACCTTGCGTTAAATTGCCCTGCAATCTCATTGAGTTGCATCATTCCACCGGATGAATTCACAACATTGATTCCAAGCTTTTCCAGCACTCCAGCCGCCTCATTGCTTGGGTCAACCAACGATGCAAGCATAGCTCTGAGTGTGGTTCCTGCCTGCTCGCTCTTGATACCCACCTCGCCCATAGCCGTGATTGCTGCAAGAACCTCTTCGAGAGACTGGCCAGAAGCAGCGGCCACAGGCCCAACATACTTGAGCGAGTTGCCAATATCGGCAACGCTAACCGCGCTGCTTTGGGCAGATAGTGCCAATGTATCAGCAATGTGAGTCATATCTGCAGCCGACAACTGGAACGAGTTCATAGCACTCACGGCTATTTCAGTGGCTTGCGTCAGGTCTGTATCAGCCGCCGCTGCAAGGGCTAGGATGCCCTCCATTGCTGGCTTAATATCTTGAGCCGCACTGATGCCAGCAGCGCCTAAAACGGCCATGCCTTCAGCCACTTGCTGTGAAGTGAAAACACTCGTTGAGCCAAGCTCTAGAGCCGTCTCTCGAAGCTGTGAAAGCTCTTCTGCTGTAACCTGAGTTACAGCGCCAACTTTGGCTATAGCTGCATCAAAATTGGCCGTGGTCTTGATGATGTCAGAAACAGCGCCAAACGCCAGGCTAAGCGATTTTTGCAGCACTACAGCCGCCGCGCCCATTTTCAGGAAGCTGGCTTCTGTGCTTCGGCTCGTTCGCTCAATGCTGGTCTTGAGGTCTTCAGTCAGCTTTTGGCTCTTCTCGATCCCAGCCTTGAGATCAGCCATGTTAGCAATCAGCTTAACTTCCAAAGATGCAAGCGTGCTCATAGGTCTACTCGGTGTTTATGCACTGTTTCGGGGTTTGGTTTGGCGTGTGTTGGCTTCATGTTGAGCCTTTAAGGTTTGAGCCCATAACTTCAATGTTCCGGCCACGGATTCAGGCTCTTTTTCAGGCTTAAGCTTACGCAAAAACTCAGGCATGAAATCATACTGGTCAAACGCAATCGGCTTGCGCTTACTGTCTCTGTGCATGTTCGCAAACATCGAGCACATCAAGCTGAGATAATGGTCAAGCTGCGGATTATACCACGGCTCTAGAGTCGTATAGGCTTGCCATTCGGAGAACTCTTTGCTTGAGATTTTGCTTTGAGCCTCATGCACGCTCATGCCTAGCTCTCTAGCCAAGCGAAACCACAAAAGCCGCTCTGGGCGGCTCTCTAGTTTTTTGCTAATTCCTCAACGTCGTTATCACTCAAGCCCCAAAGCTCTTGAGCCACCTCGAACAGCCTGGATAGCGGCTTTGCGCTCTTCTTGCTGAGAGCCTCAATATCGGATTCCGTGAATTCCGGATTGCCGTTCTCATCGACGATTGACAGCACCAAAAGCTTGGTTCTGATCCTGTCGGTAGATACCTCTTTCTTTACCTTCTTGCCTTCACGCTTTTCGACCATCAGCGACCGCTCGAAAGCGTCGCGTTCATCGCCCGTTCCACTGCGAACGACCACGAACGCGCCATCGCCTCCCCACTCAGGAACCGGAACTTCACGCTTCTCGAGGTCCGGGGCTGCCAAAATATCTTTTCTAGAGAGTCTGAATTTTGCCATAGATACACCAAAGAAGGCCGCTAAAATGCGGCCTTTGGAAGATTGTTAGATGTTCACAAACGTAGGCGGACCTGAAAACTTCAGAGTGCCCTCAAACTGCCTGACCGCCGATGTCGAAGCTGAAGAGCTGATAGCCGTTAGGAATCCGTAAGCCTGCACATACGCTCCGCTTTCGACTTCAACGCGCCACCTATACAGGTCCGGCTCTGTCAAGTCCGACAGCAAGCCCGTAGAGCTGTTGTGAGTTGAGTTGGAGATTAACCAGTTGGCAACAAACGAGATTTCACCAAGGTCGTTCAGTCCTTTGATGTATTCTCGGTAGTTGTCGCTGGTATCGTGGTTTGTGGTTTCCAGGGCTTCCCGCGATATGTTAAACGGCGCAACCTCGACAATCTCTGCGACTGCCGAGTAAGAGCCGCTTCCAATCGCGGTTTCGCGGTAAAGTTTCGCTCCAAATGTGGAGACTGCTGCACTAGCCATAATTCAGCCTCCTTACTTGGTGTAGCCTACAACGATGCGGTATGTCGCCACCGTCGCGCCGCTGGTGTTTGTAACGCTCAGAATATCGCCCGTGGTAGCTGTAACAGCAATGCCCGCTGCCGTAGGCGCAACCCATAGATTGCAGCCGCCCGCCTCAATGCCAAGCTTGTCATTGACAGCCGCGAAATACGGGATTTCAGCAGTGTTGCCGCCCCAAGTAATGCGAACGGTTCCTGTGTTCTCGATGTAAATCCACTTCACGGCTTTTGCTGAAATGTTATTGCCAAAAGCGTCTTGCAGGGCTGTTCCGTAGAAATCAAGAGCATCTTCGGTGGATGTCGCTACAGATCGATCATCCCTAAAAATACCCTCGAACTGATTAGCGCCTTCGCCGTCAGTTATTGAAAAAGATTTGGTTAAGGTTTGCTGATCTTTTGAATTGCCAACGTCAAGGACATTTTCATAAAGCCATTTCAGGCTGATCCTTGCGGATGCGCTTGTCATGGTTGTTGCCATTGAGCCTCCTAAAATAAAAAAGGCCCAAACCGGGCCTGTGGATTAATGTTTTTGCTAACTGTGATTTTTAGATGTTTGGACTAAGCATCATGGCGTATTGCCCGCCGCGGTGCCTGTAGAATTGGCCGTCTCGCTCTTCGGTGTATGCAAATTGGCTAGTCCTGCGAACGAAGAATGCCGTGTATCCTGTAACCGTCAAAGGTTGCATCGTCAACGCCGAATCTATCGCCTCGGATATCTCCCTACACCGAATGGCTGACAGCGAGTTATCAACGCACTTGATTGAATAGACATAATCGGTATGCGACCGCCTATCATGGCTATAACCATCGAGCGCGGACTGCTCTGAGATGATGATATACGGAAACTCCTGACCGGCTTTGGCCTTATCCTCAAAGATGCCTGTCACGCCTAAGCCAGCCATTCCAGCCGCTTCCAAAGCCGTGTATATCGCTCGAACCAATGCAAGCATAACAATCCTACTTGAACTTCTTTTTGAAGGCTTTGCTCATCTTGTCTTTGAAGGATTTTCGGCCCTTCTCAACGGCTGGAGTGAAGAACGGTTGCGCTTTCTGATTCACGGTTCCTTGGTCAACGTGGATACCGTATTCAGCGGCTACTCCGACTGTTGCGGCTATCGTGTTTTCAGGCGGATTCTCATCCGGTTCTACAAAGATACTGTTCCTCATAAACCCCGTATCCACAGCCGCTTTCAGCTTGGCGTCTGTCTCAATCTCGAAAGCCGTATCCATAACAGCATTAGCCGCCGTTGCAAGCCCCGCTTCAGTTGCCCACTTGAAGTTCTTCGCCTTGTATTTTATCTGCCATTCCATGCGCGTTTCAGCTCAATTCTTTGCACAAGACACGGGTGAAAATCTGGAACGAGCGCGGATTGACAAGGTTCATAACAACAAAAAGCTTTCCGGTTGACAACTCGATTTTATCGGTCGCCACGATGTCAACGCCCTGCTTGAGTGTTATCATGTGAGTTGGCTCTATGAGCGGCTTATCAGCAATCGCAAAGAACATGCTTCGTGCAGTGCTTGATACAGGCGCCACACGAATTGGCATTGACGCAACCGTGGTTCTGTTCCATGACACGTCAAGCCCGCCAGCGCCGTCTTCGATGGTGGTTTCACGAAGAATCCAACCAAGCTCAGGCAGTGAATCAAGCGTATCCGCTCGCATCTCTTCAAGCTGGTCTAAATCAATCACTGTTTACCACCAAATCAGCCGTAGGGTTACGCCGTGGATAGGGCCACAAAGTTACAGTGCTTGCAGACCTGCGTGACCTGTAATACCTGGCTTGTTCAGAACAATGCTTGAAAATCTGGGAGCGGCTAAAGCTCTGGGCATCTTCTGTGAAATCGAACTTTCCATAAGCGGCTCCTGCCTTTTCGCTCCAAATGTCTCCAGCCGCCGCGTTGAGGTCGTAGGTTACCGTCCAATCGGGATTAGCCTCTTGCTCAGGTGGTGAAGTGCTGGAAATCTGGTAAGGGCTCCTGCCAAGCGGATCAAGCAGCGGGTATCTCTCGATATACGCCGCAAGATCCGTGTTGCTATAAGTGGCCGCCTCAACGTCGCCAACCATGCGCCTTAATCGCGTAATCTGCTCAGATGTAGCGGCCATCTATCAAACCCTCAAATACTCGACGTAAAGTGTCCCGGCCAAGCCCGCCGTGGTAGCCGAGCCCGTAAACGTGATATACTTGTCCGAAGTCCACAGCACTGGAGCTGTGATTTCGGTTTTTTCAGTGGTCTGGATGGTCGAGCCGTTGAATGCTTTTCCAGCGGCGGCGGCCATTGCAAGCACGTTGATGATGTCGGTTGCCGTAGTGGTAGCAGACGCCCCAACGCCAACCGAAAGGTTGGCGGCTCCGGTGGAATTGCTAGACACATACAGCAAGCTGCGCGTGATGATAAGGGTAGCGCCTTCAGGATTGGCAATCGAGCCGATAGCCCCGCCGGTGGTCGCTGCAACGCCGGTAAACGCAGCACTGAGCCAGCCTTTACCTTCTGTATTTACTGTAACAGCCATGTTAAAAATACTCCAAAGATTAGGTTACGAGCTGGACGGCAACGCCGCTCAAATCAGCGCCTGTGATAGCGTTCATGTTACCAAACAACACGCCCCTGTCAGAAGCATCGAGCTTGGTCACGTTGTGAAACATACAATCCTTCAATAACAGCACGCGAGGCTCGCCCATCCCCGATGGAATCACGAACGCGCTAGCCATGTCGTTTGACGTGCTGTTGTTGACAAAGATGCAGTTATCAAACAGGTTGTCTCTGTCAATGCCGGTGGAGTCGGCCACCTCCACGAATGTTGCGCCAGTGTGACCAGCTCGCATTCTGAAGCGGCATTCCTTGAACTCGTTGCGATGCGCCTCGCCGTCGAACAACAAGCCAGCCATTCCAGTTGCGGCGTCGATGGTATCCACCCCGATAGTGCAGCGGTAAAACAAGTTCTCTTCACAACCGTCAAGCTTCAAGCTTGCACCGCCGTCAATCGCCTGGGCAGCATGGCCACCACCAGCAAAATGCACGTTCTCAAAATAGTTTCTACCACCCGTTACAGACACGTTGATGAGGCTGGTAGCATCATTGACGCCCTGGAAGATGTAGAAGTTTTTGAAGATACAGCCGGAAGCTGAAACGGTTAGCAATGGGGATGCGCCGGTTAATGTGGATAGCTGGGTGATTCTACAGCGCTGGGCCACGTTCGCAGGAGCGCCTAGCCCAATCAAGTGCGTGTAGCTCTTGGCCCAATCCAAAGCGGCGGACAAGGTGTTTGCAGTGCTCGAACCAATCAGCACAACAGTATCATGCTGGTTAGCCGTGCATAGGTTGTAAGCAGCTAGCAACGTTGCAAGCGGCTTCTCAGGCCGCTTTCCGTCGTTGCTGTCGCTGCCGTTGGCTGGATCAACGAAATAAAAGTTACTGTATGGGCCTCTTGGATGATCCGCAATAAAGGCCCGTGTAATTTCTGGATATAAACCCATAAACAGAGCCCTCCTTATGGGATCAAGATGCCGAACGGATAGCGCGTTGCTTCTGTAGCGTTCACACGATTCACTGGGTTTGGAAGCTGCCAACCGATACGGACAATGATTTGCATTGCATACATATTCTGTTGCATCAGGTTCCATACAATGTTTCCAGCTCCGTCCTGGATAACACCCTCTTTGAAAACTTCAAACTCCATATCAAGCCGTTTAGACCAAACGAGTTGATCGAAATCGCCAGAAACCATCAAGGCAGAAGATGGATTGAGTCCACCATTTCTAGGAAACAACAACGGAGAACCGTCCAGTGAATACGATAAAGCGCCCTGCATATTGGTTGCAAAGATTGGATACCCGTTGGCATCGCGCAACCCTCGGAGCTTGGCTTTCATGGTCAGTGCTGCAATATGGCCCGTAACCATAAATCCGTCAGCTTCTGGCTTGCTCATTGAGCCTGACTCGCCCATCACAGCGTCAAAAACGTCTGTCGATGCGGCTAAAGACACGGTGTGTGATGCAGCGGTTGCACCAGTAACCAGGTCATCAGGCCATTCATCCGGCGCGTTGGTTCCGTGGATCACAGCAGCGTCAAACGCTTTTCCGATAGCTGTGCCAGCGGAATCCTTAGTCTCGCCCCAAAGATCATAATCCTGATCTTCGAATGTGTCTTTTGGGATAGGGATCAATACGGCCAACTTTTCGGCTGTAACGTATTTGTTCTGCCATGCCAGTTCGCTGGTTTGAGTAAGCCCCGTTTCTCCTGTCACAAAATATGCTTCAGCTAGGGCGCTAGCCACCGGCAACCGCAGTTGTTTGCGGCTCATGGTTGGAAGTTCGCGCCCTAGGCGCATGATCACGGATTGCTCTTCAGCAGCCTTGAAGATTTCGCGAGTGACCTCTTCAGGGATTAATGGAGCGGCATCCGTTCGGGATGTTAAGCTATTGTAAGCCATTTTTTACCTCTGTTTTATCGGCCAATAGCCTTACGAATCATCTGATTCATAACGGCGTTGCCTGTTAGTTTTTTTGCTGGCGTATTCAGGCCTGAGCCTGCGTTAGCCGTTGGGATTTGTGGTTTTGTCGTATCTCGAAACAAGCCTGGATGCTTCTCTTTAAGCGCCTGAAAATCTACCGCGCCAGCCTCATCAATGAACTCGGAATCCTGCACAGCTTTCCAGGCAAGCGCCAAGTCTGAAACACCGCTCGTAGCTGCTGTTTCAAGGAACTTTGCCTTTTGTGTTTCTTTAGTCAGGCTTGCAGCCAGCTTTTCGAGTTCGGCCCGTGTAGCACTGCCTTCTTCGGCTTTTGCTGTCAGAGCTTTAATTTGTTTTTCAAAGTTTTTAGCTCGGTCTCGCTCTGACTTCAATGCGCTGGAAAGGCCGGATACATGCGACTCTACAAGCTCGTGAATCTCTTCAGGCTGTGAAGCTAGCCACTCCTGCAAGGTCTGTTTTGCTTGCTGAGATGCTTGCTGATTATTAGGCGTCTCGCCTGCCTTCGGTTCTGTCTGATTTGGCGTCTCGCCTTGTTTCGTAGTCATGGACATCACGGCCACTCCTATAGATGCGTTAAAAAGCAAAGGCCCGAAAACATCGCATTTCCAGGCCTTCAAAGAAAGTTTTGTATTTGTGTAGTTAGGCGGCTATTTGCAGCAATTCGCTCAGTGTTTTAGGCTGCAAGCTATCGCCCCATGTGCTATCTGGTATGCGCGTAGGTATGTCGTCAAGGTCGATTAAATCAGCCTTCCACGCCTCAAATCTGCCCTTACCAAGTATATCAAGCTGTGTCTGTTCTGGTTGCTGAACTAGCCAATCCTTGCCGTATAACCAAGTTGGACCTGTTATGTTTCGCAGCACTGGAACCGCTGTGCATCGGCATTGCGGGTGAGTTGGCATAACATCACCCAATGGGTAGAATTGCCCATCTGCTATCAAGCATGCGGCGCATACCCGGTTATCTTTTGCTGAAAGCCGCTTGTATCCGACAACTCGGCCACTAGCTATATAGGCTTGACGGCCTGATTCTCTGAATACCCTGAGCTGTTCCGTTCGCGCAATTCGCATCATGCGAAACAGAGCGGCGTTGCTAGCTTTTTGCATGGCTCTTGCTGTCACTCTTGGATTGACGCCAAGCGCTGTATTTCGTATCAGCGTGGATGTCATCGCCATTGCTGCATCAGCCCATGAATCCGACAATAGCGAGGCCAAAGGCGACCCGTTTTGAAGCAATCCCACCATGCCCATTACTGCTGATTTTGGCAGTTTGTTAAACCCCGCTGCGATGCCTACAGATAGCATTGCTGTTTCAGCAGCTTTGATGCCAAGCTCTGCAAAATCGCGCTGTTGCTTGATGATTCCCGGCTCGATGTCTTTCGCGAAATCTCCAGCTACTTGCCTGGTTTGGCGTAACAGCTCGATGTATCTATCGAGGCGTTGCAATTGTGCTGGAGTTGGTACGCCGCCAATCTCGTTTACTTCAGCAACCAGGGCTGTAATAGCCGATTCCAGTTCTCTCTCAACGCCTACCCATGCCCTGGCCATAGCCTCGAATTGTGCGCTTTCAGAGTCTAGTAACGAGTCACGGAACTCAAGCATAACCCGGACCACTTCAGGATCAGCCATTGTCTTGCAAGCCTCCTGAATCGAAGCGGCGTTGCGCTGTCACAAGAGCCGATGCCAGGCTGTCGCCCGATGCAAGTTCAGCTTTCAGCTTGTCTTGTTCCATCTCTTCAATTTGTGCATCCGTCCACCCCTCAGATTTGAGCTGTGTAGCAAGCGGGATACCAGCCGCCACAGCTTCTTTTCTGATTGTGGCCTGGGTAACCGGTAGCACTGTTGATGCTGGTGCAAAAACCGGCTGGACTGTCGATGAATCGCCAGCAAAGCCAAGCAGTTTCAGCAGGAACTTGCCAAACCGCCGCCATTCAGGAGTGAATCGTTTTATCCTGTCCTCTGCCTTTTTAACGAGCGGCGTTTCCATCGCAACCAGAGACTCACCAGAAGGCGCGTTACCGCTTGCTGTGAATAAGTGGCGTGGAGTCTGGGTGATAGCGCCTAAAGCCTCAACGAGGCCCGTGATTTGATTCGAGTAGTTTGACAAGTCAGCCGCCGCAAACTGGCCTACGCTGGACTGTTGGCCTAACCCGTCGCCCGCTGGAATGTTCCAAAGCTGGCCAGGGCCATTCTTGAGGTTGCTTGTATCTGCATTCGTAATAGCGTATTTCTGCGGGATCGCAGAAAACTCCGAGGATACGACCATATCAACTAGCAGCTTGTTGATAGCGTTCTGGATCGGGATTGCGTTCAGCAAATCACTCTTGCAATTCTTGTTTTTGAAATGGAATACGGGAATCTCACCGAACGGATTCACGGACGCGAAATCTTCACCGAACGGTTTGAATTTACCGGCTGTCAGGATGGTTCCGGCCTGGTTTTTGTGAGGCTCTGTTATGTATTTTTCTATCCTGTCAGCATAATACAAGGTTAGGCGCTGTGAACCATCAGCTTGCGCCCACCACTTACCCGCAACTCGTTTCTTGCCTGGATTCTCATCATCATAGATTACAACGCACATTCTTGGATCGTGGTAATGGGCCTGGGGCTCTTGCGTTTCGACGTCAAGCCACGCGACCAGATACGATTCCCCGGCTATCAAGGCCATCTCATGCACTTCGTCCGATTCGACTTCCATAGCCATTTCCTGCCAAGCCGATTGAATGGCTTCGCGCTCGTTATCCTCGCTTGACAGTATGGCGTCAAGCTGGATTCTATCGGCTAGCGTGTCAATCACCATTGCACACCAGTTTTCGGTAACTCTGATATTCAGTGATGCGAATAACTGAGCAAGCCTATCCGTCATATGCGGAACGGATACAGTGCCATCATAGTAGTGCTCAAGCGCGTCAATATCGGCTCGCTTGCTGGCCAAAGCAGCGACTACAATTTCTAGGTCTGTCATGCTCATCTAGTTACGCTGTGCGTCCTGTTGCTACACTAGTTACTTGATAGATTAACGAGTTAAACGCTCCGCTAGTGGCGTCCATAATGTCATCATGTGGCTCATCAGGCTGGTTGTGCATATGTGACAACCACCTTTCTGTCCAAGGCGCTTGCAAGATTGAGATATTGCCTGCATACGATTGAGCTGCAAACGCTTTGGCCCTGCTCAGTTTATCGCCTTGAGTCCTCACTGCTTTAGCATCCAATCCAGCCAATAGCGCGGCGTATCTTGGAGCTTCACGCTTGCCAGCCGAGCCGCCTTCCATTTCCCACCGAACCATGAACCGCGTTCCTGTTTTCCTGCATTCTTCGGCGCGTTGCTTCGTGAGATTCACAAACCGCCGCTCGACTTCTGCCGGGCCTATCTGGGCGGCCTCACAAGAAGTTACCGTCCACTTTCCGCCGTTAGAGCGAACTGAAACACAAGCCGTGAAATCAGGGTCATCCTTCGCTGTCTGCTTTTCGGTTGCTGCAAAATCCCAGAACAAGCACTCGATACCTCCCGATTGCGGAGCCGCTACGAGTGGATACCAGCCTCGATTGAATATCTTGCCTGTATCGTTTTTTATCTTCCAATTGCCACCCAGAAGCCGCTCTTGCTCGACGTAGGGCAGGGCTAACAGCTTGGCTTTGTAGTCAGGGTCTTTTTTCAGAAGCTCCTGGTTATCTTCAAGCTTGCCCGGTATAAATGACAAGCTCAGAGGCTTGCTGTCTGGATACCGTTTCTTGAGTTCATCTCTTGTGTCTGCCCACACCATCTCGCCAGATTGACGAATGAACCACCTGAGAACGCCTGAGCGCTCCTTGATTGGATAGCCCGTCTCTTGGTCAATCCACCATTCGATAAGCCGGGCAACAAAACTATCAGGGTCCGGGTTGCATGTGGCCCGAGTATACGGCCTCACGCCGCTCGTAGAACGGTTTCTTGAGGTTAAATACCAGAACTGACTCTCTTCAAAGTGTGTTAATTCATCCCATCCGATTAGCGCAATAGCCGAGCCTTGCCAGTTGAGCTTATCCTTGTCGTGTTGGAGGTGAGAAAACCTACCTGTTGCGCCCCCTTGAAATTCCCATTCCTTGCCGTTGTCCTTTGGCGTTCCACCGGCTAGCGGATAGATAGCCATTGATTCGTCTGCCAATCCGCCAGGATTCTCAATTTGTGGGTTTGTGCGCCTGAAGATAACAAAGTCAAATCCAGGATTGTGAATATGTCGAAGCGGCTCAACAAGCAGACTCCAGCTTTTTCCAGCGCCTGCCGCGCCTCCTGAAATCAGGATATCAGCCGGGCTCGATAGTATCTTCTTCTGGAGCGGCTGAGGTTTTATCACTTGTAAAAGGGTCATCGTCTGGCTCTCTGTCGCCTCTGCCATTATCTGGAATCACGAACACCGCGCCAAAGCTGACAGGGTTATCCTCATCACTGGCTAACGTCTGGATTGGCTTGCCAGCGCCTCTATCAAGCAGCTCTTTAGCGGCGTCCAACCGGACCTTTTCAGACCGTGAAGTGGTTAGCAATCTAGCAAGCGTTTCAATCGCTTTGGGGCAGTGTTTGGCCGCTGCAAGCTGCACCTCTTTGGCAATCTTCGAGCGCCCGCTCGGATTCCCGCTCTGGCCTTTTTGGAATGGTCTGCCTACTGCCATATCATCACCATATGTTTGTGTTATACATCAACATCAGCCCGCCTTACGGGGCAATCCATACACCGCGTCCAATCGGGCCTATCCAGCTTCTTGGTGTTCTGGTTACTGGTCAGCTTGCCGGATTTGGAAGGGTTTGGAAACTTCTTGCGTCCGCAACTCTCTTCACAGGCCACTTGCCGGGCTTCGTTGTCGCGTTTGCATTCTGCATCCCAGCGAAGCCATGAGCCGATGAACGAGCAAAAATCATTGATCCAGGAGTAGCCTGTATCCCTGTGAATACCTACGTTTTTGGAAGCATCCGCAATCGTAAAACCATCAAGAATATTTTGGATGAAGGTTGATCTGTCGGATCTTTTGTAGTTTGCAGAACGAAAATACGCATCAGCCGCGCCAAGCTTGATTTGCTGATAAACCGCGCTGGCGTCTGGTTTTGCGGTATTTTCTAGCACTGAAACAACTAAGGCCTGAAGCTCACTTAGTGACACCTCTGGCCCAGAGAATACAGTAGCACCTTTTTGGATATTGTCAAGTGCTGCATTGTTAGTGTTCAAGATTTGCAATCCCCTCAAGCTGATGTTATTCTGGATCTCGCTTGGGTGGTGAGTCCATCAAAGGACTAGCAGCGCCTTTATCTTTTTCGGCAAGCTTCCTGGCGATTGGTTCGATATAACATTGCTTTCTTTCTAGCTCCCCTTCTTCAGTGTGTTAAGCCTCGTATCTTGACGTGATACGAGGCTTTTTTTTATTTATCAGAGATGCAAATTGTATACCAGTGCCAGTAGTCGCCCCATACGCCAAAAACATCTTGTTTCTTAATAAGGTCATCGCATGGACCACAACCGCAATGCTTAACGAAAACAGAATTGGCAATTAGCGAATCGCCTTCGTATTTTTCCTCAAAAATGAAGTTAAATGCGTGCTCGTTTCGCTTTAAACACTTATGATCCTCGATTGTCTTGTTTAGAGCTTCGCTAAAGGCTAACAGCATACTTATCTACTCCCTCTTGTTGTTACTTCGCGCCGCCGTTAGCCTTTAAGTCTACCAAAAACTCTTGAATTCCAGGCCTGGTTATGGTTAGCGTGTTCCTATACATTTCTCTACCGACAACGTTTATACCGATATTTATAGGCAGCTCCAATTTTAACCTTGTGGGGTTTGTCATAAACGACTCATTGTTTTTAAGCCAATTATTGGCTTTCCCGTCTATGTTAAACCCTAAATGCAACTCGCTCTTACTCCTGATTGTCAGGGTTCCCCATTCCGGTTGATAATCCAAAATAATCTTAGCTGTCAACACCGTTTCAGGCTTCTTGGGATCTTCTTTCTTGGGCTTCTCTTGCGGCTGTGGCGTCCATGTCGCAAGGCCTTTCTTTTCTATCGATTCCGCCATAGCTGCAGCAAGCTCTATGGCCTCGCTCATCGTATAATCATCCAGGTTTGCAGCATAAATAACAGCCGCCGTATTCGATATATAGGCGTTTCTTGATAGGTGTAGATAGTTTTTCATTCCGAACATCCTCTTTCTAGATTGCTCACTCTGGATTCCAAGCTCACAATCGATTGTAATATTGGGTCTAAATTGCGAGCATAAACAGGAAGATATCCAAAGTAACCAGCAGCCAAAGTTATGATTATACATAAAAAAGTAACAATCAAAGAAAATACTTTGTCTGAATCCCAAAACTTATCTTCCATCTGTGTAGCTCCTGTTGTTGGTTGTTTCATAACATCTTCTCAGGGTCTTCGACCCCCAAATACTCGCAGATTGTTTGTATCAGGCCTGCACTCACCTTATACACCTTGCCCTGCTCAAGCCTTGTAATAGTCGGCTCTGAGCAATTGCAATCAGCCGCTAGCTGTTCACGGCTCAGGCCATGCTCTTTGCGGGCGGTGGATATTGCGCCGCCCAAAGCAAGAGCATACAGCTTATCACATCTTGCAAAGTTATACGCTGGTTCATGTTTCATTTTCGGACCTTCTGTTCCTCGACCATTCTTCTACCTGCGAGCATTCCTCATGCCCCACGCCGCCCATAGTTCCAGGCGTCTTGCACCATCTACACACTACCGTATTTTTGGGCTGTTTCGCTAGTTCTGCAAGCTTGCCAAGCGGTGCATACTTGGGCTTCTGTGGCTTGGGCTGATACTCGATTTCATCGTATGGATTGGCGTCTAATTCATTGCGGTTGTGTTGGCGGTTATGGCGATTTTTAGACATTCATCAGCCTTTCCACCTCGACGGCCAGCAGCATATCATAGCCCAGGATGTCAAGCGCCGTATCCAAGATGCTTTCTTTAACCTCTGGTGTGCCTTTCTTGAGCAAGTTTTGAAGCCGTGAATACTTGTCTGACTGCCTGACAAGCAAGGCTTCTAATGCTGTTATATGAGGCGCTAGCAAAGGGGCTTGCAGACCGCTTCTGCCATAGTCCTTATGCTTGCGGATTACGGTGTCTGCAACCTGATTGGCAATCTCATGGATTCGGCGTTCAAAGGCTTGGATCGTTTCTGCTTTTGATTCGCTCGCTTCATGTTCTGCTACTGCTTTACCAACGCAATCCTTGTGGCGCTCGACAAATGCAGCCTTGTCAGCTTCAATCGCTTTCTTGAGTGCTTCAGTGATCTTGATGGCATTCGCAAGCTTTGGATATTCCGCAATCTCTCTGCATTGATAGCACTCAGCAACAAGCATATCATCATGCTCTTCTACGAAAAATTTCGTGTGTATGAATGCTGATGCTTGTTTCCATGCATCCTTAATAAACTTCCTTGTGCATCCGCTCATTTCACGCCTCGCTTTCTAAACAGCCGTCGTATTTTTCGCATTACATAACAGATTCTAAAGCATTTCTCACAGCAAGTTTCGTAATGACCCTCGTTGGTATCCACGCAAATTGCTTCCCCGCTAAGGCCGTGCCTGAATGTTTTCGTAGCCCGACGACCACATTGACACCGACCTGTAACATAATGCACATTATCGGCCAATGGCTGCATTAGTGCAAACCACGGAAAAGGCTTGTTGCAGTGGTCCGTATCGCAACCGAATAGCCAAACGTCAAGGCCCATTGCACGGGCCTTCATGCACAGTGTGGCTAAAGCTGCATGTTTGCCCAACCACAAATGCGCCTCATCTATCAGCAGCACTCGAACGCCTTTCAAGCGTTCAGAGATTCGGTGAGGATCTGATACAAGCACAGCATGCCATCTCTCGCCGTTCTTGCCCTTCAAGAACCCTCCGTCTCTGGTGTTCTCGACAGGCTGAAGAGCTAGAACTGCATCGGCCCCGTGAATACTTGCAACGTGCTTTGCAATCTCGATAGCCGTGGTGGTTTTGCCGAGTCCGGTCTTGCCGTTATACTCGAACGATGCGCCCGTCATCGGGCCTGCAACGATTGTGAATGTTCCGAGCTTCATTCTTGCACCTTGTCTTTCATCCACTCTTCATACACCTCTTGGAACCGCTCTAGCAAGCTAAAACTCGATAGCTTTTCAATCGCCAAATCTGCCAAATCAAACGCCTCGATGTCTTCCCACCTCTCAATCTTCTTTTGGCGAAATGGCAAGCCTGCAACGCCCTTGGAGGCTTGTTTGATACCGCGCATTTCTTGGATGAATAGGAAGGCTAGGTAGATAGGGCTTGCTGATTTCATAGCCTCGTGGCGATCCGCTTCAAGCTCCATCAATTGAGCCTTGAGGTCTTCGCGTCTTGCTAGATTGCGCTCGTTAGAAATGGCAGTTCGCAGAGTAAACCACTTCTCTTGATACGCCATGTTTGCAGCATGGTCACGCTGGAATTTGGAGGTATGTTGCTCATTCGGCTGCATAGAAATCCACCTTCGTTGGGTTCTTACCTTCCTTCTTGTCTGTGTATTCCTCCAAGATATCATCGCATAACTCTTCAAACGCATCTGGATTGCTGTCTTTAGGCCGCATGATAGCCAGGAACATGCAAGATGCTACTTGCAACTCAATGCCGTCAAGTGTTATTTTTGGCTTCACTCCTTGCATCGCAAACGATAGCATTGAGATTGTGGATATATTCAGCAGTGCTGTGAATGCCGCTGCGGTTCTTGGTTTTGGCTGTTCTTCTTTCATTCCATCGCCTTCCATGCTAACTCCATGACACTTCGAAATGATAGCCGTTGTCTCTTGGAGTCATTTGCATAACCCTTAATCCCCAATCATTAAGCCTATCTCGAACTGTTTGGAAGTTCACATTAGAGCTTGAATAAAACCTGTGTAAATACAACCCTTTTTTAGCTAACGCTAGCATCTCTTTTTTGAGGTCGTTCAAAAAATTCTCTGTGCTAAGTTTTCGAAGATCCTCATTTCTTCTATCGTTCTCAGCATCGGCTAACTTCTTCAACTCTTTTGCAAGGCTCATTTGTGTATCCTCTTGTTCTAGCAGTTTCAATAATTCGTCAAAGCTGTGGTAGTTATAAATTGTCCATCCCATCGACTTCGCTCCTCTTGATTCCAAGCCACCGCGTAACCGCCTTGAGTTCGGCTATGTCTCTATTTATATCGTCCATAGCCGAATACACAACATAAAGCGAAACGATAACAGACACAATTAAAATAAAATCTAACGCCCACATTGCCCAAATCATAATGCACCCCATTTTTCATTATCCCACGTAAACGCCGATCTATCCGCCAATTCAGGATGGACTAACAACTTGCGCCGCCGGTTGTATTGGTTATCGTCTGCCAGTTCTGCAAACGTATCCATAACGCCGTCTTTGCCTGGATTGGTCAGTGCCTTTTCCAGGAGACTCTTACATCCACCAACCCCGTATTGGATGCAACTATCCGTTACGAGCGCCAACCAAAGCCAAGAGTTCAATCCGTGCTCCTTGCAAAGCTTGGCCGCTGGCTTGGCATACGATTCAACGGACTCTTCAAGCTGGCAGTTCTGGAATACAGGATGCTTGGCCGCTTGCTGAAATCGGAACTTCCAGCCGGGCTCATTGAGCTTCATTTCCTTCAAGCTTCGCAAATCAAGCAATAGCGGTGTTGCTGATCCAAGGCACTCGAGAAAATTGATTGTGTCGGATTGGTGCATCCTGACTAGCAGCCCGTGAAGGCCGCCACGTTGGTTGAATTGCCATTTTCCAAAGCTGATTCCCCTGCCCTTATCCGTAGGGTTCCAGGCATCGAAACGCCCACTGCTTTCAAATTCTGCAATTATATCCATCATGCGTTCTAGCGTCACTTCTTACCCTCCTTCTTCAATATCTCTCCATAAATCTCATAGCGTTTTATTCATGGTTTTACCATCTTCCCGCACGCCTTACAAGCCTGCTTTTTTGGGCATTTGCAAGGATTCGGATTATCTCCGATTGCAGTGCATAGCCCGACTTTGTGCGATTGAAATTCTATATACCTGATTGAATCGCAAGCACAATCGTTAGCCTGTATTTCAGGCCTCCCGTTCTCAGGCGTCTTGATGATAGCCGCCCGCGTTTCTTTGGCCTTGCGGATTGTCTTGCCCCAATTGGCTGTTAGCGTCTCACCCACCGCCTTGAGCTTGGCTCTGCGCTCCATTTGTTGGGCTCTGAGCCGTGCTATAGCATTCTCTTTGGCCTGGGCCTTGGCATACCTGAAATCCTCTAGAAACTGGTCGAATATCGCAGCGTGTAGAGCTTGAGCATCTTCTTCCAGATTTGCCCAGGCTTGAGACTCGATACACAGCGCAACCGCCACCCGTTCAGCTCGCTCTTTGAGAAGTGGCGTGGGCCTGTATGCGCCATCCCTGAATAGGCTGTGAATGCGCACAGCGCCAATATCCTCGCCATGCTGCAAGAAGAACAGCGATGCAACGTCACGCGCCTTTAAGCCAATCTTCTTGATCTTGGCTTTTGATGGGGCTAGCAGATGCCTGATATCTAGCCCTTGTTTGTTATTTGATGTTTCAGAATCCATGCCTTATCTCGCCTTATGTGCTACCACCGTAACCAACCTTGACAGCCCAACCGCGCCAGTCCCGCCCTCGGCTTACCTTATCGGCCTTTCCATAACAGACCTAACCGCACCGTGACCAACCGCACCACAACAGCCACACCTAAACCGCCACAGCATCAACCGCCCTTGCGTTGTGTGCAATGGCCTCTAGGCCTGAGATATAGCCCTTAATCTCTGTTCCAAACCCTAGCACATTACCAACATCACAAGCACGCTTGAGAGCCGATATAGCGCGGCTTAATTCTGCTTGGAACACTTCAACCGCTACATCCTCTTGAGTCTTTGCTTTTGCAAGCCGGATATATCCCTGCTCTTCGACCTGTCGCTCTGGATTGCGCACGTATACAGGGGCACGGATAACCGCTCCATCTTCGACTAGATACGGCTTCACAGCTCTGATAATAACCCGTGCTTGTTCGAGACGGTGTTTGGCCGCTGCCTTGCTATCATCCCACTCGAACGAGTCGTGATACGGATGCGAAGGGCTCCGAGCCGCTTCAACCAAATCAGACGGCTTGATTTCCCCGTCTGTTTCGAGTTCCTTCAAGGCTTCAAGCCTTGCGCTATTCCTGAGCTTCTCAATCAATCGTCTACTCATCTTTTTGTTCCTTTCTAAGGGCGGTGTTTAGCCGCCCTTGTTTGTTGTGTTGTCAGCCGTGACTTGCCTCAGCTTGCCCCACCGTGCCCGACCTCATCAGCCTTACCCCGCCAGAACTTACCACACCCTATCGGACCATAGCAGCCGTGACTTGCCACGCCGCGCCTCACCATGCCGCGCCTCACCACATCAGCCATACCGTAACCCGCCAGGCCACGCCCTACCTCGCCCTACCATATCAGCCTCGCCATACCGTAACCCGCCGTGCATCGCATCAACTGCCAAACGTTACCGAACCAGACGTTGACTTGCCCAACCGAACTCAACACGCCTCTTCACAGCAGCCAAACCAAGCCGCGCATTACCCAACCGGACCTAGACTCGCCTTATCCGCCATGCCTAACCGTTCCACGCGCTAACGCACCCGACCATAACAGCCTTGCCAAACCCTGCCGCGCCAGACCCAGCCGGATCAGCCTCAAACTACTTTGATACCACGCTTAACCGTCTCAGTGCCATACCATGCAAGCAAATCCTCAGTCTCTTTGTCGTATGCAACCGGATTCTCAATCAGCTTATCCTGTTGTTCGCGTCCGATTTGCAGGCGCTTTTGGAATACAGGATCTGAGTCATTCACGATTGTGAATTGGCCATACGAGCCGCTTCCCTTCTCAGGCCTCCAACCGCCAACGCCGATATAAGCACCAGCCGCCGCTAACAGGTTGGCGATGCCCTGCTCTCTGAGTTGTGGATAGATAAACGCAACCGTCACAAACGCCGCCCATTCAGGCACAATCAGCCGCGTTCTAACATCCGGCGTCCTGTTCATATCCGATGAACGAACGATAGTCATAAACAGCCGTGGCTCGCCAAAGATTGGCACGTATTCGCCTGGAATGTATGTTAGCCGCCCAATCTGGGCCTTCTTCGCGCCGGGCAAATCTAACGCAGCGTTGCGGATTGTGCCTTTGAAACAGCCGGAACGAAGCATCAACCGTGTATCAGCTCTGTCATCCGTGTTCAGATACGCGCTATCCCGATACTCTTGAATCGGATTGTGCTTCAAGCTGACGGCCTTTTCAGCCGTTGTTTTCTTGCCCTTTGGTAATAACAATTCTCCTTTGGCCTTTTCGCTCATGCGCTCCATAATCAATGGGCTTGAGCCAAGCACGCAGAATGTGGCCTTCTTTTGGGAAATCTCTGAAATATGAATCTCTGGATCAGCAACCATCTTTTTCGTAGCCATAACAATACCTCTTCTTTGTGTGAAGTGTGAAAAATGAGGCCCTTGACACGATACCGAGAAGCCCCGTTTTTGATGATAGGAGAACGGTGCAGCACTCTCAAGGGCCATGCTTGTTTTGTAACACCTGCAACGAAAAAAGATAGAGGGGCTTGTAAATTTATTTTGTTTTTTAGCCCCTCTATCTGTAACGGGTCAAGTGCCAAATTTGCGCCATATCCTGGTAAGCCTGTAAAGCTCTTTCCAATTGCCCACAACCGCTTTGTCCACTCGGACGCGCAGCATCTGCCCATCTCCCATATCAATCTTGAAGGCGGGTCCACCGGCCAAAGAATCCAGAACTCGTTTCATAACTGTCTTGTTGCCAAACCTTGACTTTTTTGAGCCGTGGGGAAAGTCGAAGAACTTGGCTAATTGCGCCAAAACAATCAACGAAGTTGCTATAGTTTTGTCTGTAACAGCTATTCCAGTTTCATCCTGAAATCCATGCCACCACGCTGCAATAAAGCCCATCCATGGAGGATGAAACTCTAGCTGTGATTCATTCGGAGCTGTTGGCCTCGGTGGAACGCATTCACCACTATCCTGGAATCGGAACTGGCCCTTATTCGCACCTATCAAAGAGTCCATCTCACGGGTTAGAAGTAGAAGCCCATTGCTAGCCGCCGCTCGAAATATGAAGGCGCTTTGCTCGGATACCCAATCAGGCAATTCGGGCAGCGTTGTGGGTAGGAATCGCTGCTGTGGTGGTTGTGGTAGTGGCGGTTGCGGAATGATAGAATAAGAGCCAGTCTTGCGGATGGAGGGAAGGACTTCTCGTTTTAGCCAGCTCTTGAACTTTTTTGCTTCGGGCTTCCTGGATTTCCAAATCAACTCATACAAGCCTGATTCGTTGATAAGGTTTGTTGATTGCCTTCCGCTCGAAGGGGTATCCAGTAGATACATCTTACATTCGTCAGCATCAAGCTCTGAAACTGCATTTCTTGAGTTCTGGATTTCCAAAGCCCTACAAACATCATTGGCCACAAACCAGGGCTCGTTATCAATCATCAGGGCCCTGACTTCAAAGCTCTGGTATCCGAACAGTTGCGGAATAGCTGGATTTTGCGTAATCTCGTTCATGGGTCAATTCTCCCAATAGTTGGTTGATCCGTTCCCGCTTGGAGAGGCGTTTCCAAGTCGGTAAAGCGCCCTTTAAAACAGGGCGCTTTTGTTTTTATAGCACACAATCAAAATTGCAGCAAGCTCTTCCATGCGACCATGGCCGTTCGCAGATACCTATACCCTTCACCTGTAAGCATATTCAGACCGCCCCTCTACCGCCCTGCGCCTTGCTGAATGCAGCGCATTGCCTCCATAAGCCACGCCAAAAAACAAGGCCTCTACGTTGGCATTACAGCCGCTCTTTGGGTGCTGCCTATCCAAGTGCATAGCCTCCAAATCGCCACGGTATTTGCTGGCTATACGCGACAAGCGAAAAGCGTGGTGCCCTTACGGTGGTAAGCTGGTGTATTTGCTATCTACAAATACACCCTACCTAAACGCTTGAAAACAAATGATAAAAAAGGTGGTGGTGTATTTGGTGTATTTCAGAGCCCATGCTTTACGTATAAGAGAAATATACGCGTTATTTCATGTACGTACACAACAACATTACTCTCTATTTTTTTCTATACGTATTGGATAGCTTAGAAATACACCAAATACACCCTGCAAGAAAAACCGCTTATTTTTCAATGCGTTAAGATGGGTGTATTTCAAAAAACGAAATACACCCAAATACACCCAAATACACCCAACAAAAAAAGCGCTCTGTATTTCTACAGAGCGCCATTACAAAACTTACCCAGGAATTCAGCTTACGCGTTCGAGGCGATATTGAGAGACTCGCTTCTTTGTCCTACCCAATACCAACCGAACGCCAATTTCAGTATCAAGCGTTGAGTCAAACAGCTTGAAAACTCGATCCTTGTTTTTAGTCAGCAGTTGTCCCAATCTATGCCTGTAACCGCTATCGTCTGAGCTTTTCCCAAGCGATAAGTCAGCACGAGCCGCCAGGATTGCCAGCTCTTTGACGCCACACTCTGAAGTCACCAGCCCGCCAGGTATATGCAGCGATTCCCACCAGTCCGACAAAAACGCGACCAATCCGGCTTCTTGCTGGTCGTTATCGGCTACTGTTTTTAGATTTTCCAGGAATCCAGATATTCCAGCGTTTTCCAGGATGCCAGACATTACGCTTGCATAATCGTCATATGAGCCGTAAACAACGATGCCCTTGCGCATTCCATTGCTAATCCATGCTTGAATCAATACCAGTGCGCTATGAACAAGCATAGACCTATTCTCGAACGCCCAGCGCGGTTGAGGATGCCTCCAACCAGTTCGAGCTGCTGCATCGACCGTCTGGGCATTCAAGCGAATTGGAACCACGCGCCGCACCATATCTTTTTGGACTTGCACGTTATTACCTGAGCCTATGAACACTTGGCGAACTGGCAGATTGGCATCTTTGGATACTCCGAGGATTCGAGCCGCCCACATCGGTTGAGTTGTCACGCTGCAAATGTATGGCCCACCAAAAGCGCCCTCCAAGTTATCGAGGTAGAACACGGATTGCCCTGTAAGTAGCGTTGATGTGATTTGCTTACCCTGTTCCTCTTGGTTCTTTGGCCACTGCACAGAAATGAGAGGATGCCCAAGAAAAGCGTGCATGAGGCATTCGGCTAGCAGCCCCTTGCCAGTTCCCATCATAGGCGCATCCACGAGATGAAACGGTGTCGGGCCTGGTATCATTTCCCGAACGAATCCGAGAAGTAGCAGCGCGATAGCATTGGCCCGGCTTGAAGATGTTCCAGGCGTCTTGCCGTCTTTCTCGAATGGGAAATCCCAGAGTAGTTCATCAATCCATCCTTTAGCCGCCGCTATATCTGCATCAGTTGGGTTTAACGGAATCTCTGGAATCTCCTGACCACGGCGTTTGACGTAGTAGGTTCGGCTATCGTGCTGGTATCCTGGTTTCGTGCTGACTTTGCCATCATGTGAAAATATGGGCGCTTGGGTAACTCTCTGGATAATCGGCAAGTCAGGCGACTTGTCAGCAACTAGGCCCTCTGCTACGATTCGGGGCGGATGAGCTGGCTTGCGTTCGTTTGTTTTATCAGTATCATACCAATAGGCCTCTTGAGCCAATAGGCTGACCATGTTAGCAAGGGATATCCCTTCAATTTTGGCAATCCCGTTTTCATCTCTGGAAACCTGCACGATTGAGCCTGAATACCTGTATAGAAGCGGGTGTCCATCCACAGTTCTTGCGGCCTTCAGGATCATCTTGGCCTTCTTTTCCATATCTGCCAAGTCACCATTTCTTGCATCAATATGCGGCCTGTGAGCCGATACCGTGGCTGCTTTGAGCTTTTCAGTATCCTTGATAGTCTCTTCGAGCTTGGCGATGTATTCGGCTTCTTGGACTGGAAACATTTCGCGGTTTCTAACATCCAGGCATTCTTCAAGCAGCTTCTCTTCCCATTGTCTGAGCTGGTGCATGGATAGTGCGTCTGAAGGCGTGGGGATACCTGTTTTCTCGCCAAGTATCTTCATGGCCTTGTGAATATCTGGAGCCTGGCCAGATTCCACCATGTAATCAAAGACTGAACCGTGTTCCCCTGTGCGCCATGAATGCCATGATCCGCGCTCATACTTTCCGTTTGATGTGACATTCAAGAGTCTGCTTGGTTTCGTTTTCCCGTCTGTTCCGGCAAGGCTGAAGTTATCATGAAGCTCGATGCTTCCGTCACTTCGCGTTATGCTAGTTAAATGTTCACGGTAAATATCTTCAATCGTGAACGCTTCCAAAACTGCCTTGCGCCAAGCGCGCCAGCTTCCGTCTGTTTGAGGTGCTGATATTGGGCGGTGTTGGTAGTTTCCGTTTGCTGATGATTGGCTTGATTGGCTCGATGATGCTGATTGTTTCCTTGGCTGCTGTGGAACTGTGTATCCAATGCCTTCGAGAACTTGAATGGCGGTTGTGACAGATTCGGGAGTGTTGGCTAGCGCTTGGTTTGGCGTTGTCCAGTCGTAATGCGTGTTGCTGTCGATGTTGTATAGTTCGCATCTGCCTGTTATGGCCTCATGCCAGAGTGGTAGCCAGACTAGATTTCCATATGAATGTTTGCTGCCGCCGTGCTTCTCTTGTTTGGGGAAAACTTCAAGAGGCGCTACGCCTGGAACTGCCTTACCACCGCCTTCAATATCGCAATCCGTCGGTGTTAATAGCAATCCAAGCTTCTTGGCTATGGCCGCCTCGATAGGCTCTGAGAACAGAATCCACAGATGATATCCAGCTCCTGAGCTTGTTAATTCAACGTGGTAGTGCAAACCTGCCTCATCCGCTCGTTTAATACTCTTCTTTATGGCGTCTAGTGGGTCTGCAAGATTCACAGCGTGGCCAGTCTTGTCAGTCTGTTTTTTGCCGTCAAAATCTATGCATGCCCAAGCTGTTTTATTGTCCTGGTTTGGCGTGTATGTGCCTATCCTGTCTGGTAGTGTGGTTACAGTTCCGTTATGCGATAAAGCCGCCTTGATTGGCAGTTGTTTGCCTGCAACGTGGGCCTTGAGTATCTCTATCAGGCTTTCAACTCCCCCATCATAATGCCCTGGGGATGGTGCGCCTGAGCTTTGTCGGTATGCAACGACGTCAAACCTAGAAAAAAAATTGAGCAAGAAATTAACTTTATTATCAACTTCTTGCGTTTTGCTAGTTTTTGTATTATGTTCCATGAGAAACTTCCTTCCATGCTTCGCGGTTCGAGCGACCAGGGGCTTGCATACCAACTGCAAGCCCTTTTTTGGTCGTAGTAGCCTTACATGATTGACATAAGAGTGAGCCTAGAGTCAAGCACTTGCTTTTCTGCTGCTTTGGCCATTCCCCAAGGTTCGCCAATCAAAATAACAATGTTTTTGGCTCTGGTTGCTGCTGTGTATATCATGTTGCGGTGTGTCTGGAACGAATGGGCCTTGTGAACTACAGCAATAACTATCGGAACTTCAGAGCCTTGCATCTTGTGAATTGTTAACGCGTAGGCATGAGAGATGTTATTGCGCTTTTCTCCTGAGATGTCGATAGCCTCGGTTGCATCCTCAAACAGGATTGACAACACTTCTTCATTCTTCTTGCCTTGTTTGATTGCCTTGATATAGCCGATAGTTCCGTTCATGATGCCTAGTGAATAGTCATTCTTCGTTTGAATCACTTTATCGCCTTCCAGGAAATCGGGGCGCTTCTGCTTGCTGTTTTCCGGTATCGTTCTGGTTGTGACTCCATAAAGCTTATTCTGCAAAGCCCGTTGTAATGCGTGATTAAGAGCCACGGTTCCCAGTTCGCCTTTATGGGTTGGCGTGATAACCTGCACATCTCTGAGCAAATCAGGGGCCCGCCCATCAATCCGAAGGTTTGAGATGTTTTCATCCATGATTTTATAGAGCATCTTAGCGCAATCCTCTTGCTCTTGTAGGTTCTTCTTGGAGATAACGAACCATTGGCGCTTATCATGACTGTTCTCATCGCGTTCTTCCTTGCCTGTCTTGCTCACGATTCCCTCCAGAATCGCAGTGCATTTGGCTTTTAGTTCGCCTGATTGCCTGACGACTTGGGTAAGCTGTGTTACTGGGATTTTCTTCCTTGCAATGATGTCTCTGAGAGGGCTTCCTGGGCCAACCGGTGGAAGTTGGTTTTGATCCCCAACAAGAATGATTGAGGTGTGTTTTGGGTCAAACGCTTGCAGCAACCTCCACAGCAATGGAATGTCGCACATTGACATTTCATCGACTATCAGCACTTTTGCAGGATGCAAGTTTTCAGAGTTATACATCCAGCCTAGACTTGAGAAGCCAAGCATCTTATGGATTGTCTGGCCTTCGAGATACAGCGTTTCAGTTTTAACGATGTTGCCCCATTCATCTGAACCTTTGGCCGTTACGTCTACCCGGCCTTTTATGCCATAGTCTGCGATGCTTTGGGTTATCCTTCGCGCTGCCTTGCCTGTTGGCGCTGCAAGAGCTATCTTGTCAATTCCAGATGCTTGAAACAGCTTGATAATCTCTGCAATGCAGAAGGTCTTGCCGACTCCGGCGGCTCCGGTGATTACAGAGATTCGGTTCCTGACCGCCATGATAACGGCCTGGCGTTGGATGTCGTTCAAGTCTGGGTTGATGTTCAAAATCTGCTTTGTCACGGGTGAATCAAATCTGGATTCTGAAAATTGTTTGAGCCACTTGATGACATCCATTTCTTGATAATACAGCCAGGAATCAGCAATTGCAGGAGTTCCATTAGCCTCAAACTCAATGAGTAATGGGATTGCATTGCTTTCTTCTTCTGTTGGCCTTGTGGCTGCTTCTAACGCATTTGTTATGATTGCCCTTGCATCATGCCTATCTAAGCAAAGCATCTTATCAGCTTGCTCAATAAGGCTTGCTTTTGGTATCCATGTATGCCCTTCCCCGCTTGCTGATTGGCTCACGATATAGCCTAGAGCTGCTTTGAGCCGGTTTGGATTATCTTTGAGGATACCCATTTTCAGCGCGATATCATCGACTCTGGAGAATCCGAATCCATCAATCTGTTGAATCATAATATACGGGTTTTCTGTGACAATCCGCCTTGCGCCGCCTTTGTATGTCTCGATAATTTTCTGTATCTGGTTTGATGTCAGGCCATATGCAGACAGATACACGGCTACATCGTTATAGTTTGAACTGGATCGCCAGGCCTCTCTGACCTCTATCATTGCATCGAGTGGAATTTTGGCGGTTTCTGCCATCTCTTCAAGCCTGTCTTCGAGTGCGCCGCCAAAATTTGAGCCGTATTTTGCTGCAAGAATTTTAGCTTTAGCTGGGCCTATTCCGTGGAACTTCTTGCTTGTGGCCAGGTAGTTTGCAAGCCCTTCAATGCTCATGTTGCCACCGCCAGAACCAAAAACCTCCAGGAATGTTTCAGCTTTGAACTGAATGCCGTATTGCCCTGAATCTTCGAACCTCCCCACTAGTATAGTGGGCTCTCCAATATCCGGGGCCAAGAACTTGCCTGAGAAGCTGATTTTGCTCATTCCCACCTTATCAGCACTGGACTTGACAAGCTCAATCTTTCCAGCCGAAAAATCTGGATTCTGGCAATGCAGCCGCTCGATACCGCCTTGAATCTGGATTTGAACGCCTAACAACTCAGGGTTAACTCTGCCATATCCGCCACTGAAGGGCCTTGAATACGCTTTCTTTGGCGCAATCTCTCTTGCTTGTTTAGCTGGCTTGTGTCCTGTCTCATCCTCGTTGTATGAGAGAGTGATAGCATCGGCTGTATCCTCTAAAAAAGCGTCATTCCATCTAGATAAAGTTCCCATGTTTCTATCTTCCTTCTTCGTGTTGTTGAGAAGGCCCACTAAAGGGCCTTGATTGCTTGTTTCAAGAACGTGGTTGCGTAGGTTATAGCGCCCATTCTATCGGATGCTAATACTACAGGAATACCGAACTTGATGTGAATCGAGGCGGCTAGCCCTATCACGCTTTCAGGGCCTGTCTTGCTTGTATACCTGCCCATTGTGATATCATACATACTGCCTTCCACCACTACACAGGCTAGCATTCCAGCTTGTCTGATTCGTGATAGCTCATTCCAAAAGTTTGAGTTTCTTCTGGTTAAGCTATTCACAAAATCATTCAGGCTTTTGCGCTCAATACACACTCGTGTTTCATAGCCTTCGACGCTGTAATCTCCGGTATCCAACTTGCGCCGTTCTGTCTCAATTTCGCTTGAGAAGCTCCACGGCTTTTGCTCTCTGGTATCAATCAGGATTTTCATTGTTTAACGCCTTTCAGAACGGCAAGTCGGCGTCTTCATCGGCGCTCATCATCTCTACTTGCTTGGGTGGTTCTGCTGCGTTTGGCGTGGATGCATCAAGCAATTTCTTGACGAATGTGCTCCGATACAACTTGCCTTTGAACTCCTTGTCCTCAATCTCGAACTTGACGCGCAGTCCACTGAAACTTGCCCTAACCGCCGTATCTTCCAAATCTCCTGGCAACAATTCAGACTTATGAAGTATTCGAAACAGTAACTTGAGCATCTTCAACGCGCCTTCCGAGTCGAAGAAGTAATTGCTCCAATGTGTTCGATTGGCGAAGTTTGCAGGCCCAACAACTCTGAATTCAAGAGAAAACATAGGCCCCTTTTTCGTGCCCTCTTTGATCCGGACTGACTTGATAACGGCCTCATAATCGCCTGGTGGTAGCTCTTCAAACTTACCGCCTTCAGCTACTTCGACGCCCTCGAATTGTGAATTGTATTGCGTTAAAATTCCCATTGTGTTCACTCCTCCATGTTGCGGCTATTTACCGCGCTCAAGAACCAATTTGGCACAGGCAGAACCATGAATCCATCATCTTTTATGCCTGGCCAGTAATCCATTTCAATGCACTCTGCAAGCTTCCTGAGAAGCTGCTTGTAAACCCTTCTGCCTTCTTCCAATAGGCTTGCAGGCAGACAATACCCTACCGAGATATGAGGTAGGGTATTTCGGATAGCCATCAATCCAGCAGTGTCTACGCAGCAACCTTGAGCATTCAATCCATCCATATACCAGGCCATTTTAACATGATACTGGTATTTTATAACTTCTTTAAAAAAGCTTTCAGGCTCGATTGCTTTGGTAAGCTTTACATCCCAGACTTGGCCGTCTGCAACAAGGTCATACCGCCCATGACAAGCTAATCCAGAATCTTCATCAATCCATTCGATTTCACCTTCAACTGATGTATCAAGCCGTTCGAGCAAATCAGCAAAATTGCCATTATTGAGAGCCGATTTGGCGCAAGCTTTGGCCGTTGCTAAATCGTTCTCTGTGTAGATAGTTAGTCCATTTTCTTGCTGTGAATCCCTCCATGCTTTTGCCTCGTTCGTTCGATACTCCGCATATTTGCTTGCGATGTAGTGAGAATCGAGCTTATGAGGCTCAAGAATCAGCGTATGTGCAAGCCTTCCAAGCGCCTTGCTTTTGGTGTCCGTGCTTCTATTTTCACAAGCCCATATGAAGTCAGCCGGGCTTGATTGCATGTGAAGCAATCGGCTTATGGATACAGGTAGGATTTTCATCCTACCAGCTCCCTGAAGATTGTTCCCTCGAGCTGTTGCGCTGTCAGGCTGGATATTTTCAGGCCAGCTTGTTTTATATCTGCAATCACTTTATCAGCTTCAGCATCCGTCAATCCAGATTCCGGCTTATCAGCATAGTGGATTAGCAATATCGCGCTTTTCGATACGATGCCCTTAACGGCTAGCCGTGCCGATTCGCGAGGTGTTAGAGGTTTACTTGCTGATACTGATGCTGTTGCTGTGGCGGCTGGAATTTGTTTCGGCTCAAACTTCTGAGGCATTGCAGATTCTGGAAGTTGGTCCGTTTCGGACTCATCCATAAACCCAAGCCCGCAAATCGAGAGCGTGACGCGCCGCTTTGCCTTAGTTTCTGCCCTCATGTAGGCATTAGCCCGCTCATCTGGCTTGCTTGGCAGAAATACAGAGCCCACACTCTCATCAAACCGTCCATCTGGAGTCGTGGCCCTGGCTACTACGCTATGAACTCCATCTTCTGAGAGCCTGCTGATAATTTGCAAGCTGATTTTGTTGAGGCTCCTGAGTTGTTCAGTGCAGCTTTTTAATGCGTAAAGCTGCAGCTTGCCATTTAATAAAATATAGTCAAATGGCTTGGTAAGCGGGTTTAGTCCTAACGAGCTACACACCTGGTTGTAATAGCTTGCTCGTTCTTCTGGTGTTAACGCTGCCAGGTCGCCTTTAACGAGCGCCGTTTCAATCTTGCCCAGTGTGGGCGATGTTGTCACCGTTGTTGCTTCTGTAGTGGCCATGCTTCTTTTTCTCCCACGTTAAAAATCAATTCACACACAGCATCAAGAAAAGAGCCATCTAGAGCCCCTTCTTTATGCAAAAAGTTTACCATTTTGAGGGCGGCATCCTTATTCAATGGTCGCCCTTTGTGCACACAATTCCAAAGCGAGCTGTAACATACTCCCGCCTTGGTCGCTACTTTATGCAGGGTCCAATCTCTGGCTCTGCATAGTCGCTTTATTTTGTCTCTAGCATCCATTTGTCCTCCGTTTTAGATTCTGTTTCCGCATTCCGGCCCGTAGCCTGTTTCGAGGCTCTCAGGATGGGTTAATTTTCGATTGCAACGGCGGCAACAAGCCGCGCCTTCTATTTGCATGCCTCGTTCCATCAATCGAGATGATGCGCTAAATAAATCCTCTAGCGCCCTGGCCAGTTTTTCATATTGTGTTCCCCTGAATTTGTGGAACACATTGATTCTATCGCCATTGACAAAACCAAAGCTCAAAAAATCATTCTCATTATCCTGTCCAATCAGCAAACCAACAGAGCGCTTCTCAACGCCGTTGGCCAGCTCTTTTTTCCATGTGCTGATCTTGAATGTGCGATGTTCCCCGCTTGGGCTCTTTACTGTCCAAGTGCCATTTGCAATCATCTCGAAAATCTCCTATCAAAAGTTGACTCTTTCTATATAGGCAGCACTTTGGCCAAAAATCAACACCGCAAAAATAGTTTTTATCACACAGTTGACAGATTGCTTTTTTGATAGCATTGTTTTTGTATCACAATTTGGATAGGAGTTTTTATGAAGCTATTGATTATTGCAGGTCGCCTTCAGTGGCCTTCGGCACCTGAAACAGAGAAGAGATTACCAACCATTGAAAGGATGCCATGCCACACATTCACACCATAACAACCCCACGGCTAGAGCTTGCAGCCATCGCGCTGCAAGCGGCTCGTTGGAGCTTGGAACCATCCTACAGGCAACCCACGCCGTGGGAACAAGATAAGATTGACCGGCTCAATGCAAAACGAGCTTATATAGACAGCATCATCCGCAAGCGTGAGCTTGGTTTATTGCCAAGAGTTTTATTGTGGAATGGCCGCAAACTTAACAGGGTAGATTAGCAATGGAATACACTGAATACATCAAAAGCAAGGCGCTAGAATACGATTTTGGAGGGATTGATAATCCGTCCAAGAATCCTGTTCTATTCGAGTGGCAACAGCTACTTGTTACCTGGGCCCTACGAAAGGGAAGATCCGCAATCTTCGCAATGACAGGACTTGGAAAAACATTGATGCAGCTCGAATGGGCGCGCCAAGTTGCAGACCACACGGGCGGGATAGTGCTGATTCTTGCGCCTCTATCGGTTGCGGCTCAAACAGTTAGAGAGTCAAACAAGTTTGGCTTCAAGAACGTGAGACTCGTTGAAAAACAGGCCGATTTACAACCAGGCGTTAACGTGACCAACTATCACAAATTGGACAGGTTCACAGACCTTTCTATAGTCGATGGAATCGTGATTGATGAGAGTTCTATTCTCAAGAATTTTGAAGGTAAGTTCAAGAATCATATCATAGAGGCGTTTGAAAAGACGCCGTTTAAGTTGGCATGCACCGCCACCCCCGCCCCGAACGACTATATGGAGCTGGGCAATCATGCTGAATTCTTGGGAGTTATGTCGCGTTCAGAGATGCTGTCAATGTTTTTCGTGCATGATGGCGGAGACACTTCACAATGGCGGTTGAAGGGCCACGCAAAGCATCATTTTTGGCGGTGGATATGCTCATGGTCTGCAGGCAGCGTTACGCCAGCCCTGTATGGATGGACATAAACCCGTCAAGAACTTTGCAAAAACAATCAGCAAGAGAAGATGCTGATGAGCGGCATATATGCCCATTGCAGCTTGATGTTATTGAGCGAGCTATGATGTTATGGTCAAATGAAAACGACCTTGTTTTATCACCATTTACGGGTATCGGCTCAGAGGGTTTTGTAGCTCTTGAAATGGGGCGTCGTTTTGTTGGAGCCGAGTTGAAAAAATCCTACTTTGAGCAAGCTTGCAAGAACCTAGAAATAGCTGCTAAGAAGGCCAACGGCGGCCAACTTGGGCTATTCGATTAACACACTGACCGGAGATTTAAACAATGGACCAATGGAAAGATAAAGTCATGACTCTATCCAATTTGAAGGCTATAATTTTTGAATTCAACGAGTTTCGAGGCTGGAACGACATTCACACGGCTAAAGATTTAGCAATGGCTGTATCTATCGAGGCTAACGAGCTTTTAGAGTTGTTTTTGTGGAAGCAAGACTTGCCAGAAAAAACAGACATCATATGGACACAAAACGCACGCAACGAGATAGCCGATGTGATGATTTGCTTGATAAACCTAGCATCCAAGCTTGGCATTGACATAGCCTCATCAGTGGCTCATAAGCTTGTTTTGAACGCTATCAAATACCCAGTTGTGAACAAAGAGGAATAACCACTATGCAAATTGTATTGAATCCAACCGAACTTTTACAGGCCGTTAAAACAGCGGCCTTGACAGTAACCACTAACCCACTGCCAGTATTGGAGGGGCTAAAGCTCGAGCTAAACAGCGAAGAGAGGCTGCTGCTCATCACAGGTATGGGACTGAACGGCACCATAACCGCGAAGTGCCAAAACTCAAACCCGTTAGCATACGCCGACGGGCCGGATGCCTGCGTGGTGAATGCACGCAAATTCCTTGCGGTCATTCCAGGATTTGCAGACTCCAAATCGTCATTTTTTCTTGATGTTGATGACAACACAATCACGCTCAAGTCTGGTAAATCGAAAGTCAGCCTGCCGGTTCTTGATGCAGAGCGGTTTCCAGCCCTTCCTAGCGTCAATGCCCCCGGCGCCTTGACGATAGACGCCGCTGCATTTCTTGACGCTTTGAACGCCTCCAAATACGCTGTATCAGCCGAGGCCGGAGCCGCTCAAGTGTTTTCAAACTTGCTTTGCTTCGTTGGCCGTGACAACTCAATCCAGACGGTTGCCACAAACGGGCATAGACTTGCTCTGTATAACAGCAATTTTGAGCCATCCTCAGCCTATCAATTTCTGCTGCCGGGTTCATCTGTTAAGGTGCTTTGCGGCTTGCTGCAAGGCGTTGAATGTCCGGTGGAATTGAGTCTTGACGCGAACAAGCTGAAAGTAGCGATCGAAGGCGTTGAGTTCATATCCTCACTTGCGGATGGTAAGTTCCCGAAATTCAGGGCCATCATACCAAATGCAGACGCCATTAAAACACGGGTTACGGTTGCGGTTTCCGAGCTTGTGAGGGCTGCCAAGCTAGCTGCTATCACGGCAGACACTCAGTTTTACACAGTCACTCTGTCCATCAAACAGGATGCGTCCATTATGGTGTCTTCTAAGAGCACCTTGCAGGAACAGAGCAACATCAGCATCCAGGGCCAAAGCTTTGATGGAAACCCTATCGAGTTGAACCTGAACGCCAAGTATCTTGCTAATGCCCTTGGTTCGTTCGGCTGCGACCAAGTAACTATCAAAGCTACCACAACCAACGGCGCTGTAATAATCGAGCCAGAAACGCCGACTGCTGGCATTGAGCAGCTTGCGCTGATGATGCCAATGAAACACTAGCGGGGCAGCAATAGCTGCCCATAGAAGGGAAAGCATCAATGAGTATCAGGAAACCAGTTGAAGATAAGACTTCAAAAACGCTTCATGCCGAGATTAACCGACTGCGTGAAGAGATAACCAACAACAGCAATCGCATATACGAGCTAGAGCAGGAGCTTGCCACAAAAAGGGCACTTGAGTTTGTGTTAGATATTAAGCTACACGCAATAGAAGATGCTATAATTTCAATCAACAGAGGCATGAAACCGAAACAGAAGGTGGAGGATATTTTTTAATGAAAGCACACGAAACTAACCCAACGCTCGACGAAATCAAGGCACATGCCCAGAAGATGAGAGAGCTTGTAGCCGAGATAAAGCAGAGAGATGAAGAGAATAGAAAGAACAAAGGAAATCATGCTATTCAGGAATATCTCGATGGACTGAGCGTGTATAGTAAATATGGCGATATGCGAAAAACAGACGCTCTTGAAGAGTTAAGAAAGGAGCTACAGTTCTCAGAGAACGCCGAAACTCTTCAGGCTGTGAAGCTTGAGAAGCTGCATACTGAGCTTGAAGCCACAAAAGCCAAGCTTGAAGACGCTGAAGCCGAAGTTGCCCGCCTTGAGCTTATGGCGATGGAAGGCGCGGAGGCCCTGGAACGCGAGCGCGCGAGCAATAAGCGCATGCGCCAAGCTCTTGAGATGGTGCTTGATTTCTTCAACGCCAGCACCCAGGACTTCCTTGTGAAACACGGCCCAAACTTCGGAACAAGGGCGCTTTGCGACAAGGTGCGCGAAGCTCTTGGAAAGGCGGTGGAGTGATGGAGATGGAAACGCCATTTAAAAAGCACCTTGTTAAAGGCGGATTGGCCACATGGTTACGATCCATGAAAAACAGGAAGCTTGCATCAGACCACATAAACGAAGCAAGAAAAGCTTCTGGCCGGTTGATAAACGAGCCAGTAAGTATTCACTTGGCTCGTTTATCTGGTGTGTGTAGCGCCGCTGCTGCTGTTCCGGTTTTTGCCTGGAGGCGTGTTGCTGCTGATGTTGGTATTGATTTGGATGAATGGGTGTTCGCACAGCAGCAGGCCAAAGAAGGGCAAAAGAGCCACAATAAAGAAGGCGTTGATTGGGCCAGAATTGAAGCTGATATAGCCCACTTCTTGGATACACTGAAGCGCGAAGTCTCGACGTGTAGCAGAGATGTGCAAATTGAATTTAACATCACGATTATGAACAACAAGAGCCCTTGGACTGATTGAACAAGAATGCAACCACAACAAGCCGGAGCCAGGCCATGCAAGAGCCCGTGAACTCCGGCCAACTCGAACTTTTTGGAGATTGAAACACCATGGAAATCATCAACGTCCATATTTACAAACCAGACAGCTACCGAGGGCTATTCAAATCCCCGAAGAATTCCAAGGCCGAATGCCCAAAATAGAACGAGACTCGATGGAATCATGACTCACAAAATAGCGGGCGCATTTTATAATCAATGCTCTCACCTCTTGAGGCCACACACAAAGCCCCGCAAAAGCTCGATATTTGGCCAATTTTATTCAAAAATTTTCGATTCGGATCGATTCTTTTCGATTCTGATTACCGTAAAATTTACCGTACTATTTTTTGCACTATGTGGCGCGCAAGTCACAAAAATCTTTTTTGCCTTGCCCTATTGACTTCTTTTCTATGTGATAGCATATATAATCTTGTGAGGCAGATGAGCCGAAACAAAACAGCGCTGAGGCGCAGAGGAGAACAATCATGAAAGCATCCAGCACAATCCCGGGCCGTCACTGGGCAAGCATTGCCCGTCCGAGCGGCGCGCCCATCGCCGGAAAATTGCGCGGCATGCCCGCTAACCCAAAATTCAGCTTCGAGAAATCGATCATTGAGATCGATTTTTCAAACACCGCCGCTGGCCTACGCGGTGAGTGCGCATGGAAATAAAAGAAGGGCTTGAGAGCCCGCCCAAAAGGCGGGCTTTTGTTTTTTATGAGAAAAAAGCAGAAGAGGAAGTTGATCGGCTCGATTCTCTCCTTTGCGAAGCGGAAGAAGAAGCCGAAGAAATTGAAC